CCCATAATAAGATCGTGCGAAAACTTGCCAACTATTCCAATGAAGATGTAGAAAAGCCACATCCAAATTTTACTGAAAAATGCTATTACTTCTTCTTTAAGTAAGTCCATGCCAAGAAAATTGATGCGGTTATAACAGGTAAATAATCGTTATGAAAAAATGACGTATTCCTGCCTGCAATCTCATCAATCAATTCAAACGTGGCGAGGATTAATAGGGTAATGGCTAGTGTACGCGCAAAGCCGGACGCATTCAGGGCAATTAAAAACAACAATAGGCACTCATTGAACTGCGCCCCTAAATAGTAGCACGCGTCACTTGCCCAATGCCCTATGTAAACCGATATGATGGCATACATGAGCAATAGCAAAACAGTGACGCGCGTTATAATCATTTGGGCTTGGCTACAGGGTGATGGCCTGCGATCAATGGCTGTACATCTACAGGTTGCCCGTTCACCTCAACAACACTGATCTCCGTTGTTGCATCCCATTCTACTAGCCCGTAGTGCGTTTTTGTTTCCGGCGTCACAATTCCGCCCGTATATTGGTCAACTGCAACTTCTTCGCCACCGTTGACTGCAATTGTTTGGTAGCCCGTAGGCAGGTCGATGTAATATCCTGTAATCATTTTATTGTGTTTTTTCACTTGGTTCTGATTTTTTACTAGCGCCGAAGTAATACCCGATCACCATTGTAACAAGTGACACCATAGCCATTTTTATATCGCTTATGTCCTTTAGTAACGCCTGTGGAAACCGGGCACTACTAATATAGTAAAAATAAAAGAAGCATAGCAATACTATCAACAACGCTATGAAATCTCGAAATGTAATGGTTAGACTCTTCATTGTATTTCGTTTATTGCTTCAATGTACCAATTGATTAGCAAGTTATTAATGGCCGTTATATTAACCGGGTCAGCATTTAGCAAATCCAGTTTATTGCGCGGCACTATCTTATCACCTGTTTCGTACAGACTACCATCCGCCCGGAATAGCTGATAATTTACGCACCCAGTGGTTTTAGTAACTATGCCACACGGGTTTAGCACCAACTTAACGCAGGTGTCAGTTCTTTTAGTTACGTTTCCCCCGGTAGTAACCACTACGACCTTCACTATGTAGGGTTTGATTTCAAGCGAAACACCTCTCTGTGCGGGTGCTGCTAATGGTAACAGCGTGGCGGCGAAAAATATTCTCTTCATGTTTATGTTTATTTTATGGTACGTATTTAGAAACTATACTCCAGTCTGACCCGTCACTTATTAGTATGATTCCCTCGCCAACTAGTAAATTGTAGGTCGCTACAGATGCATTGCTATATATAGAACCTGAAAGTGTTAGCGTTCCAGAACCTTTGTTCTTTATTTTAATTTCCCTGCTTTCCCTTGGGGTTGGCAGCGTCCATGTGTTGCCACCCGTACCTGTGTAGGTTAGCCATGTTTGACCGGGCTCAATCGTGTAACTGACATTTACTGTAGCATAGGTATTATCCACTATATTACCTGTCCGGGCTTGTCTGTTAACATACCATAAGGAAACGCTGTCTACAAATAAACTACCAACAGTTCCCAATCCGGGGGTTATCGGGGCACTCGGGTTAAACTGCATTACAGGATTTATACCATTTCCGCCCTGCTTTGGAAATAGCAACCGTCCTGCGGCGAGGTTCGCGTAGAGGGATGGTGCCTCGTCAGCACCGATCACATACGCGGCCTGTCCTCCCAGTACAAATCCCAACGATAGGTAGATCGTAGCCACACCCATTTCCGATATTTGCATGACAGGATGTGTACCTGTCGGGAAGTGGAATCTAAACAGGTTATTATTCGTATTGTTTGTGACCGCCACCCTTCCACCTATTTCAATATTATCGAACCCGTTACTGACAGCATCGTTTATTAAAATATTACCATTGGCCATGAAAGACGCCCTAGTGGTATTGTTCGTTTCAATGTTGAACGCATTGCTATTATTAGTTCCTGCTGAAATAGTACCCGCCGGGCTGTCACCGTTAACAGTCAGCTTAGTATTTATCCTGTTGCTTAATGATGCTGTATCTACCTTTCTGAGATATGGCAATAACATTGCTGTTGTATCAATATAATTAACCTTCAGACTGAGATCGTAAAGTGTAGCCACCTCACTGCTATCAACATAGAATTCAAACCCTGTCAGCCCCAACCCGTACCCCGCCGTATACGTGGCACCAAACGTGGCAAACGGCATCTTTATCACATCGCCGTTTGGTAGCGTCACTAGTACGTTGCTATCGGCATCGGTATAGGCTTCCAGCTTCACTCGTGCTTTGGTAAAACTAGTGTCCTGCGCCCGCGTAGCCCCAAAGGACGTTCGCCCTTGTCCGTTGCATATGCTACCGAAAAGCAGCATCCAAATAATAAATATCAGTAACCTTATCATGCGTATAGAATTGTTAATCTCTGACCATCGTAAACAGTATTCCCATTAGTCCACGTCACAGTAGCGCCATCGTACGTCCAGCCTTCATCATAGCTCTGGTTGCTGGTAATGATCACTATTGGCGTGCCTAATGCAAAGTCGAAGCTATCTCCATCGGCATCCGCTACAACTGTAGCGTATTGTAAGCCACTTGATGAACTTGGCGAAGTAACACCGCTTGCAGTGCCGATCACGCTCGCGCTGTTGAATGTATAGCAAGTATCGTTAACTAGCGCGCCGCCAGCGGTATAGAACTTTATGGTATGAGTGTAATCTTCATTGAACACATTAGGTAATTCCAAAAGTTCTGTATTTACAACATCTATCTGCACGCCTCGCCACCTCCCATTGAACTCAACGCTCATTAACCATGTAGCGGTTTCAGTTGCCGCCAGTAATACGGATATATCTTCGCCGCATTGAACTATAGCGGGTGACGGCTCTAAGCAGGTATATGTTTCGCAATCACACGCCATTGTTTTTTTCTTTAGGTATTTGTTTGAACATTCCCATCCATGTTAGGCCGACAAAAAAGAAGTACCATAATATTGACTGCCACCAATTCCATACCCACATATCCCATAACATGGCAACGTAAATAATGAAAGTTGCGATGCTACAGAAGTGAGCAAAGCACATGCCGCACGCGCCAAGCAATTTAGCTGCATTCCTATTTCGTGACCAAAGCCAATCCAGCACCTTCTGCCATCCAGATAAGAACCCGCCGTCAGCAGTAGCGTATAGTATGAACTTAAACAGCCCTATCGAGGCTATGATAAAGAATATCGTGTACAGTATGAATGTTAGCATTTGCATGGATCTAAAATACAGCCTGATGAAACTTTACGTAACTGGAATGACACAGACAATGAAAAGTTAACCGATACAATAGTATGATTACCCAGCCGCTGTAATGCAGCTTCAATGTTTTCTTTTTTCAGCCTGCCTAGCTCGCGCAATACTACATCTTCACTACGATACTGGCAGGTAACAAATCTAACATCATCATTATAGCTGGATATAGTGTTGAGTAGGTTTGTCATTAACCTGTCGGCGCTTGCCTTGCGCACGCATGCCACTAAAGTGATATCAGATACTACACCCGGCGTGTTGCTGCAATCGGTAACGCGGTTTATCGCTGCATAGTCGAAGCGTGACTGATTAGGCAACCTGAGATAGAAGTAATCTCCCAACGTATCATTAGGGAATATCGCGCCGCCATTCGCTACAATCCCGGTTGTTTCGTCCATATACACATCGTCAAAACCCTTACCAAAGTAAGTGTTAGTTGACAGTATATAGTCCTTAAGACCTGTTAACGTGGATTGTATCATTTCAATAATTCTCTCGTTATGCGCTCGCTTTCCTCAGCTACTGATTGATTGTAATCGTCAATTTCCTGCTTTGTCGCGTAAAATATTTTACCCCTTTTTTTCTCTTGCCCCTTGCGTATTTTGGACGCTTCAGTATTGGTGAAGCCCAGTATTGCAGCGTTGTCGGTTTGCTGCATTTGGTATGCTAACATAGTGGCACCGCTGTAGCTCTCATTCATTATATCAGTGCGCCGCCCTTGCTTTTCCCTCAACCCTTTATAGCCACTTGGTATATATTCGGTTTTGTGTGGTTTGCCATTCTTAAATACCTTTTCGCCTGTTTTGCCTTGTGGCGTGAATGATGTCTTTTTAATAAACGCCTCTGGCCCGTAATACGCAGGAGTAGTGTCATACACACCTATGCTCGCCCCGCTGCTATTTTTACCCTGCTGCACTATCCTGTTTTTGATCACAGCCAGAAGTTCGTTCGCCGCTGGTATCACAGCCCGGTCAACTGCTCTTGATGCGAATTCACCTGCTAAGGATTCAAGTTTTGATTTATATTCTTCCGGTGTCATATCTATACGTTTGTGCGCCACCTTATACCACGACAGTTCAAACAATCGTCACGGTAAGTATTCAAAATCCCCAACATCCCACTCATTAAGTTATTCCACACCCGGTTGTAGTTGGCCTCTGCATCTGCTATCCATTTATCCATTTCAGCATGGTTGTAGATAACCCAATTGTTGAACCTATTGGACTTCTGGTGCTCCCTGAAAATATTAGCTTGCCATTTCCACCATATCAACTCGCCAGCATACGATTTACTTAGATTGCACAAAATGGCCTCATAATCGCATTCGCAATAGAATTGCACGTTAACGCCATACCCTTCCTCGCGTACCTGAGTAGCGCCGTTCCACCCTTCAGCCCAACCGCATGGATTTGGCATCGTGCCATTGCACCCGGTCTTGCATGTGATCTTTGACGACGCAAATGCAACCGTAGAAGTTACCAGTACTTTAACCGATGCACTATTTGGGTCAATCAGGAAAGGAAACCCGGATAAGCTATCAGCATCAAAAGTATTCACTTCACCACCCACTAAGCTAACGTCGTAATCATACGTGTTTATACCGTCCGATATGCTTATAGTTCCATCGCCTGTACCAAATGGGTATAGCTGTATTGCTTTGATGTAGGTCTTACGTAGGCTGCCTTTATACTTAGCAGACTTATGCAGCCATATCCCTCTATCCGTATTCACACCTACGCTAGTGGCAGGTAAGAAAAACGAAGTATCATACACCGGACTATTCACATCGGTCACAACATTGTTTGATTGCAATGCACCGATGAAGTCATTGCGAACCTGAACTAAGGAAAGTTCCTTTTGTTGCAATGCCAATGCTGCACCGCTAATAACATCTTCGTTAGCGATGTTCGCTAGGTTGTTGGTGCTGATGCCAGCGGCCATGATAAGCGTTAGCCCGCTGGTAGGTGTACCAGCGTCCCCGCAAAGGCCGAGAGTGACGAGCGAATTAAGGCAAGTAGACATAGAAATAAGGGCGGCTACTTGTGCAGCCGCCCGTTATTGTTTTTAAGGTGCAAAATCAATTGTCACTGTACCGTTGATGTTACCATCCAGTTCAACATAACCATCGTATTCGATATCGCTACCGTTTACAGAGAAGTTAACAGCCGAACCTTGATAATTCTGCGTCATAAGCGTAGCGAGTGCGCTTATGTCAGCAACGTCAGTCAAAGGCTGCGTTATCACACCGCCGATGTTCATGCTAGATACGTACAGCGGGAATATGTCGCCCGGTGTCCAGCTAAATGTAGATTCTGCTACTGCCGGGCTAGGGGTATCACCAGTTGGGCAAGCTGCGATAACCTGCGGACATGTCCTCCAATGGAAGATACCGTTAACGCCTGCTGCGTTGCAAGCAATATCAGGCAATACAAACAGATCGTAATGGTGCTTCAGTTGGAAGTTCCACTGCTGATCGCATTTGTCGTATGTGATGTACAAATCCCAAACGATGCCAGTCTCCGGGTCAATCAAAGTGCCCTCGATGAAGCCATCAATCCCGCGACGATACAGCATGCCCAGACCTTCGATGCTTGCCATATCCGTAGAGAATATGCCAGCATTTTCAGAGTACCAAACATATTTGAATACTTCAGGCGCAATGGTCAGGATGTGACCACCTGTGTCAGTATCGTCAAGTATCAGGTCGCTCAGCCCTTCGTCATACCATGTGTTGTTGGTATTGGTTTGAGCAAGGTTTTGACCTTGTGCGTTCAGCCCGGCAATTTGGGTCATGTTCTGCCAGTTGTACACCTCGGCACCGCCGTAGATGTTTGGAGCCATAAATCCAGCATCCAGATATTCGCGCTCGATCTGCAATTTACCCATTGGGTTAATTACACCTGTTGCCGGGTTGGTTACCGATACGCGCTTGTTGCCGTTACCGTCAGGAAACACACCAGCAAGGTCATAAAGGTAAGTTGTCAGGGCTTTGGCGTGTTCCCTGCGAAGCTGAGGCAGTGCAGACGCGATAATAGACAGCGCCGTACCGTTGAAATCCCATGCGCCGTTATCGGTCAGGCGAATGTCGTTTTTGTCGATGGTGAATATCTTTGAAGCAATACATTTTGTAATGTCAAAGATTTGCTGCTTAGGCTCTACCTTCTGGCCCGTATCGCAAATGCCTGCATCGCAATCACCAAGTACATCACACAGTACAGGGAAGTAGTTTACGATAACGCGGCGCTTTTTGCCGGGCGCTTTCAGGAAGGTGTTTGGATCAAGTGTTACCTTGCTGTTTTGCTGTGAGGTTGTCAGTACGAAATTGAACACGCTATAATTGCGTCCTAAGTTTCCGTACCTATCTACAAACTGCTGAATTAATTGGGTATTACCCGAATTATTAAAACTCATTGCCTTTAAGAATTAAGAAGTGAATGAAAAGTTTATCGCTCTTAAAGGCGGCTGGAGTGGCCTGTCAACCTATTTAGAAAGTCGGGTTATGGACTTGATGTAAAAATAGTAAATAAAATTAATTATGCAAATAAAAAAGGTGCGCTATGATTAGCGCACCTGCTCTATAAGAAATCAACACACTATAAACCGCCTTGTTTCTCGTACCCCTCTAGTCGCGCCTGCCTTTGTTGCTCTGCGCTTGTTACGCCTTGTTTAAATGTGGGCTGTGGCAGGTTCGGGGTCTGTCCTTTGCCCTGCATAGCATCTGCCGGGTTCTTGCCGCGCATATCCTTTACCCAAAGTGAGCGAGGCTCAAAATAACTCTTAGCTTCGGACAGTATATCTATCTGCGCATTCTTCGCTTCATTCAATGCCGGGATAGCGGGGTTGGTTTTGTCCATCAATGATACTGCTTTTGCAGCTTCATCGTATGACAGGTGATATTTGTTTTGCAAATGGTTCAGGAAATCTTCGGATGCAATATCCCTGTCAAGGCTTTCGGGCAATGGCGCCTCTTTCAGGTGAGTGCGCAATACACCAAGCATGTCACGCTTTACGTATTTGCCGTTAAGTTCGCTATACTTTGTATCCCATTCTTTATCCTTTGCTTCCAATGCATCATTATGGGCTTTCACTAACTCCTCAAACTTCTTTGTGGTTTCTTCGGTATTGCCTTCGATGGCAGATACTTTGTGCCCTATGGCAACCTTAAGCATATCGTCAATGCTCTCTATATCCTTTATCTTGCTGTGTGTGATACCTGTTGCGCGGTTAAGTGCGCTGCGCCACGAACCATTGACGCGGCCTTCTATTTCTTTACGCATACCCTCTTCAAGCTCGCCCTTTATTTGCGGCTCAAGTATCTTGCGTCTGTTGCCATCAACAAGCGATAGTGCGGCGTCCTGATCGAAGTCGCTGTCTGCTTCATTTTCCACAACTTCCACACCCGCCAGACCTAAACCTGATACGAGGGCGATTAATTGGGCTTGGGTTAGTTTCTTCATAAATGTATGCTATGTGGTTGGTTTTTTTTTAACTCGGAATTGTGGATTTGCGGTGGCCGTACCTTCAGGTTTCTCTGTTATGGATGCGTATAGTTTATTGAATCCCTTTACGCCTATCTCAAATTCAGTACGCGGCTTTTCATTACCGTCCTTATCCAGAGCAACTAAGGTGTACTTACCGTTGAAGGTAGTGGGTACATCCTGCTGGATGGTTACCTGTACGTGCGGCTTTATCTTTGGTTCTATCCTATCTATCATCGTACTTCAAAGTTTTTATCTAACCGGGCTGCAAATTCTGCTGATGCACGCGTCATGCGGGTTATCTTGCCTGTACTCTTGTTGCGCAGGAATGCCATTTTCTTTTGGTTGGCAGGTACGTGGGGTTTGGATAGCTTAGGCTCGGCGCGTGTTACTTTAGCCTGTACGGGTTGTGGTGGTGTAATGCGTTCTGTAACTGTGGGCTGTATCGGCGCTTTAGGTTGGTAATTGGACTGCACCAGTTCATTGTATTTTTCCTGAGATAGCCCCTTCTGCATTAGCAGCTCATAAGCCGTAAGCGTGGGGTTTTCGTTTATAATTCGCTGGTCTTTCGTATAGGCCATGTAAGAGAATATTTTATAGTGTGAAATTATACCTTGTATTTATCAATAACAATAAGTACCTTTATTTTTCAATAACTAACCGTACCAATATGCCACAAAATATATCAGGTAAAAACATGAACATAAAATTACCCGATGCGACCTATGAAATAGTATTCAATAAATCACTTGAGATGAGTAAAGAAAAGAGGCGGAAGGTAGGTTTAGTTGAGGCTACGCTTCATATCATTAACGACTGGGCTAAAAAGCAGAAGATATGAAAGAAGTAAACCTAAGTGATGCCTATATTAACCGTTGACCCTAATCTTAAAATTTACTAACAATGCCTACTAGACAATACACCCGTCGCAGCGAAGAAATAAAGGACTTTGTTCATTGCGTGTTGCGTTTGCCTGCTGATCTACATGCGGACATAGTAAAAGAACAAGAACGGCTGCGAAGCACAGGCAAGAAAATGAAGATACAGGATGTAGCTATTAAGGTAATGAGGGACGGGTTGAAATAAACCATTAACAAGTATCTAAACCAATAAAGAATATGAAATAATTAATCAATTACCTAAACGAGCATAATCCAGAAGAAATAAAGATTATGACACCCCAGTTTGAAAGGACGTATCAGTTAGATTTTGAGTACAGGCCAGCAAATGAATTTGAATTCTTAAGCATCGTCGAGAAAGCCCCAATGAATATCCTTAAAGGGTTTGGGTTTGGCCTTTGGGATTCAATGAATAACCTGATAGCAGAAAACAACGACAAACCCAAAAAAGAGGTTGTAAAGATACCCGCGATCAACGGGCCTGACATTGACTTCGAATTAGGCGCAAAAGAAGTGCAATCAGAAGAATTGAACGAAGATGAGCATGTTATTGTCCCTTTCGGGGTCTAAAACCCTCGCCTTTAGGCGAAGACTTCAGTTACAGATGTATAACATAAATCTATAGGGAAGCCATTTTTGATAATATATTTCTATAGTGTTTGGTGTAACGATAAAGTTACACTATCTTTGTGCAACAAACGATGAAAGTTATGGCTATGAGTTACCCTTCTGCTACCGTTGCCCCATCAGTGGTTACCGAATTTGTCAACGGCGTAAAGTTTGACATTTGCGAGATCGTCAGCGAAGCATACAATATGCTTGCGGATAAGAAGTACAGATACTTCCTGTGTGTAGAAGATAACTTCATAGTGAATTACGCTGCTGCTGAAAAGCTGTATGATGCTACGGGCGTTGAGCGTTGGGATATATTCTGTGTCACTAAAGGCGAATGCTTGCAGATGATAAGGGACTATGCTGCGCGGTGCGAACAGGTTGAGACGTGGCGCGAAATGATAGCGCAAAAGAACGGCATTTCTCCTATGGTTTTGCCAAAGATTAGCGCGGCGAATGAGTATACCATTAAGAGGTACGGTGTAAAGGTTGCTGCTTAATGTTTAAATTCCCGCTTATGATATGGAATTACATTAAAGCAGATGCCTTCTTCCGTGACTATCTGCCAGAGATAAAGAGCTATAAACACAAAATACGAGGCAAAAACGGCAGGGGCAATCCTACTGAGTTTACCAAGGAAGAAAACAAAGCAATTCGTACTGCAATTAAAAAAATGCTGAAAGATGCAAAACTATAGAAAGACCGCTCACAGCGTATATGACCTGAAGTATCACCTTGTATGGATAACCAAGTATCGTAAGAAGGTTTTGCAAGGCGTAATAGCTGAAAAGACGCGCGATTTAATAAGGGAGATATGTAAGGCAAATGACGTTGAGATAATCAAAGGGCATGTATCGCAAGATCACATACACCTGTTCGTTAGCGTTCCTCCCAATATCAGCATTAGCCAGCTAATGCAATTCATCAAGGGTAAATCATCGCGCAAGCTCCTGTTTGCCTTTAGAGAGCTGCAAAAGCAGTTCTGGGGTCAACACCTGTGGGCGCGTGGCTACTTCGCCTGTAGTAGCGGTAATATCACTGATGAAATGATAATGCAGTATATCGACAATCAGGACGTCACGGTACAAGACGATGACTTTAAAATCTCTAAAGTATGATAACGAAAATTGAAGACTTAGCAGACCTAATGCGATATTTCACACTGCTTCACCCCGATACATTGGTTGATGTATTTGAGCGGCCCGATGATGAGGATGAGGTACACACCTATGCCGCCATAGGGACGTATCGGGCAAGCATGGCAGACAACCGCATTTTTTCTGGTTGTGTTCGCGAAGCTATCAATCACTTTAATGAACTTAAGACGGCTTGAGCCGTAACCAAATCTACCGGCTTGTAGCCGGTAGTATTTTTAATTCAGGCTTCTTAAAGCCGGAATACGACAACAAAAAGGAAAAAGATCGCGACTACTATGCCGAAAAAATTTAAACCGCTCAAAGGTTGCAGCCCGAGCGGTTTAAGAATGATTTGTAAATAGCTGTTAGCGCAGCAACAAAACAATAAGAGCATCAAAGTATGTGCTTTGAACCTCGCTCATCAGCCGCCTCATTTGCGGTTTCCCATTAGACGTAAGTGATGGGCGGGGGTTGTTTTGCTTTAGTAAAGATACATTTTTTTAATAACAAGGCTCAAATGTCCGTAAAATGATTTCTTAATATTTATGCAATAATTAGTCTGGTACGAAGTTTTGGTATAATTTTGTATATATTTAGTCAAACAAACGTATATGAACGCTCTACTAAACTTCAAACTGGAACTAACCGGGATTATTGTTCCTGATGAAAGGACGGGGCAATTTTCGGCTTTTTTCGCAGAGTTTCCTGAAGCAATAGCTTGTGGTGATTCTGTTGAGGAAGCTCAAGGGAATTTGTATAACTTGTTTCAAGTCATGTTACAGGATAGGAAAGAAGAGGTGATTAAGAGCTACATGGATCATGTAGATTATATTACCAAGCCTGTAAACATGGTTATTGCATGACAAGAGAAACCTTTGTGGATTGGTTGAAAGTCCACGGTTGCAAACAAGAAGCCATTGAGGGAGTAAATGTAACGGCAAGACAGATAAAATTCGTCAACCCTACGAATAATCGGTATGTATATGTTGACCTGCCGATTGATGACAGGGAAGTCGCAGATTATCAAGTAATGCACGCATCATCAACGTTAGCAATTCCGTATCCCGACTGTGTACAGCACGAAGAAAAGCGGTTCAACCACTTTAAAGATAAATATGGGAAAAGGTAAGCAGGCCGCTTACCTTTTCTTATTTCTTCTCAATTAGCTGCTTATAAGTAATCCTAGCGTTTCTGCTCTCGGTTACAGCCTTACCAAACTTCGCATTTAAAGCCAGGTCACGGTTGTTATACCTGAATGAATACTCGTTGCAGTAACGCTGCAAATGCTTATGGCTGGTAAAGTGATACACGCCAATAATACCACGCTTCATAATGCTCCAAAAGCCCTCAATTGTATTCGTGTGAACGATACCGTTAACATATTCGCCTTGGTCGTGCTTCACAATACCGTGTCCTGCAAACTCTTTATTCAGGTCTTTATAGGCACCAAAACCGTCTGTGTAGATTGTTGCTGATGGGCAAACGAATTGCCTTACGATTGGTTTAATCGTTTCGCCATTGGCTTTATCAGCATCAATAACACGCAATACCATATTGCCGTTACGTTGCAATAGACCTACCATAGGGCTTTTACCCTTTGCACCCGTAGCGCCTTTGGGCATACGCTTAGATTTATGTTTGTTCGCTTCTTTGCCACCTACGTAAGTTTCATCAATCTCAACTTCGCCTGTGAGCATATGCGGTGCGGTCTGTGCAAACATTTCACGAATGCGAGATAAAACGAACCATGCTGTTTTCTGAGTAATGCCAAGTTGCTTAGCAAGGTTAGCAGATGAGATACCCTTACTAGTTGTAGTGCAAAGCCAGATAGCAGCAAACCAGATTTGCAGATCAAGCTTTGAGCTTTCGAATATAGTACCAACCTTAACTGTGAAGTTTTTGCTGCAACCCTTCTCAGCGCATTTGTATTCGTTTATACCAAGTTCGGCAAGTTTTTTGCTTCTGTTTTTCCTTGTATAAACGTGAATAGAACCGCAATGGGGACATGCAGGAGTGCCACCCCATATTTGTTGCTCTAAGAAGTCAAAGCAAACTTTCTCATTGTTGAAATACCTAAGTAATTGAGCTAAACTTTTGAATTGGAAATCCATTTTGTTCCTGTTAATACTCAAAAGTAAAAAAGGTAATTCATATAAACAAATATTTTGGTGTCTTTTTGTATATAATTACCCAAAAAGGGCTTGGGCAGACTTTCGAGGCGTTCATAATTCCTAAAACAGCGCCAACGTTTACAAAATTAGGCTAACCTAACCCCCTAACCAATGGTAACCACAAGATCAATAATCATCGAACCGCAAAAGCTAAGTGCTGACAAGAAAAACCTCCCCTCCTAACAGGGAAATTCTTCTGCGTAGTACCCGGTATCATTCCAGATGGTAAGGATTTACCTTCCTGCTTTGCCACCTTTTCGATAAGCCCGGGCACTTCGCTAAACTCGATCTTTCTGTCCAATGATACCAAGTGTTTACAAAATGCCCGGCTGTCTTTCACTAATCCGCCCTGATAGATGAACCGCTTTAGTTCGTACTTATCTGCAATGATTTCGTTAATCGTCCCTGAATAGCTATACAGGGAATCGCGGGCTATCTGGGTTGCGTACGATTGTAAGCGCGGCGTTGGCCTGCCTGAAGTTAAATTACCGCCATTGGCAAGATTACCCTCATTCCAGTTCTTCAGTAGTGATTTCGCTTGCTTCAATGATATGCCATTCGTTACGGACTGCAACAACAAATACTTAGCAGGCTGCACATACGCATCGGCCAAACCATCCATTAAATAATACTCAGCCTGATCGTAAATGGCTTTGCGCGCCGGGGATAACAGTGACTTGCTTATGACTAACTCATTATACCCCAACTGCAACGCTATATTCCTATCCTCAACGGTCTGGTACACCCCTAGATAATCGAGCATTCTCGGCGCGTATGTTTCACCTAGTATGGCATTAACTTCTGCTGTTATCTTGGCTATCTTTTGAGCAATGGGTTGGTTTGGGTTTAGTCTGCCATCTATATAATCAAGCTCCTGAATGCGCCTTAAGAGCAATTGATAAATGCGCTCCTGTGTATTGGTAGATACATTCTGAACATCGTCAATACTGCCATCCATCAACCCGGACAGCCGTATCAGTTCATCGCGAAGTTCATTAATATCCATAGCAGGAATAGCATTAGCAGGGCGTGTAGGCGTAGTTCATAGCGGTCTATCATTCCGTAATCCTGTTTTCGAGTATTTCTTCAGGCCTAACAGTTACAGCAATCGGTTTCATTGCCGTAAACCTGCTATCAACCTCTGATTGCACCTGATCAAATGACATCTTCACAAAATTATCAGGAGTGCGCTCCCTTATTATGGTATCGAGTATCATAGGTAGCTCCACGTGGAACTGATAGTCACGCGGTGTGATCGCGTTATTCAATAGCATTATCTGAATGTCCGCATCGGTCTTAGTGGAAATCTTATCCAGTGCGTTGATATAAAAGTCTTTCTTAAGGAACGTATCATTGCCGCCGAAACGCTTATCGCTGTAGTCCGCAAGTATCGCGCTAAGCTGGTACGCAGGCAATCCGCTCTCTTTTGCAACCTTGTACTCTTCTTGCAGGTCGAAAGATGTCTTAACCTGAAACTGACTAGGCTTGACAATGGTAAAATCCGTAGGTTTTGGCCTTACCGTCCCGTTGCTTACAGATACATGTCGTAGTGCTAAAATATCCTGAAGAACACGGTAAATCAACCGACCGAAAAGGTCATTGCTGATTGCACTAAAGAACTGATACTTCCATTCCTGATCTATGGCCTTTGCTGCGCCCGATTCCGCTTTGTCAGTCCTATATAGGTACAGCGCCTTAAGCATCTCGTCATAGAGGTGTATGTTGTTCTCAGCATGGAACTTATTAATGTCAACCGCTGGACTGACTATCTTAATCAAGTCCTTATCCATCTGGTCGGCGGGCGCAATAATCCTGTCTGCCGGGTTGCGGCTTATGCTACCTTCACCACGGCATGTACCGCAAACCTTTAGCTGTTGGTTTTCGACTGATGGACTTTCGCACGAACAGCTAGAGGTGGCATGATTACACCCCATGCACCACCGTATTGAGCCTGTTGACTGTTCGCAGTCTGGGCACTTGGTATCTGTTTCAATCGTGTAAGGGTGCGATGCGTCTTTATTGACAAGTTGCTCTGCTGATTTACTGGCAACGAACTCATCGGCAATGGCTTTGGCGGCATCCAGCCAACTATCGTAGTAGCCTTTGGTGTTCCACACCCCCCCCGCCACGTAATTAGGCACATGATCAAAATCATGTGTATAGTAACCGCCGAAATCGGCATCCAGATTATAGAACTTCTTATTGTCATCTTTTGCAAACCTGAAATACCCAACTCGGTTAACGACCCAGTGAATGTTATCAAGTTCAAATATTATTTCATCATCAGTATGCCAGCGTACAAACTTGCTAGGTACAAACCATACATCAGGTTCAATGCGTTTTGTTGTAGTTTTGTAATACGGCTCTTTTGGCAATACGACAAACAAACCGTTAGGGTCTTCGCATATAGATTGGAACTTATCAGCAAAGAACTGCGCTAATGTTTTGCCGTGAAAATTATTTCCCCAAATGTAATCATTATCCTCCTGATCATCTACTGTTATGCTGTAACCGCTATCCTGAAACAGTGCGCCCGTGGTAACCTGAATAACCTGTTTAAATGGTGCTTTGGTGAATGGCTTATACTGGCTCAATCTCCATTGGCGGGTAACTTCAGGTTCGCGTGGGTGCCTGCTGAACAACTGCGCGTCAAACAAGAATTGGTATTCCCATTCAAAGCAGCCCTCGCCATTCGGATACCACCACGTATAGTTATACACGCCAGCATCATACCGCAAATACTGGTAAGCGGGACATATACCCGATATGTGTAGTGACATAACGTAGTATATGCGCCGCCAGTTCATTATGCGAACATCGCGCCGATACCCGTCTTTAAATGAAGGGTTATTCAGTAGCTCTAAAATTCCGTCTAAGGATAGCATCAAATATTACAGGACTACACCAGCGTCATCAATGTTTGCAACAACTTTGTTGGTGAAGCCCAGCGGGTCACCATTGTAGGTAAAGGACAGACGTTTAAACTCTGTGAATTTACCGCCGCCCGTACCCGGACGCTGGTAGTTCAGATACCCCGTTACGCGGCCTGTCAGGTAATTACCTTCGCTGTCTTTGAACAGCTTTACATCACCATTACAGTAGATAACACCGCTGTACAGCTTGGCTTGGTTGTCCAACTTGTCCTGCCAGAAATCGTAATCGTGATATTCGTCTTCTATCGCAGGGCTATCGCTATCTGCCGTTACCGCTGTTCGATCTTCAAACGTTACTTCACGGCTGGTAATGTACTGCTGATTTGGGTTGCAGTCATCAACCTGTATATCTTCGTACTGCGGGTCATTCCATGTAATGTTAGCAAGTGGTGAAGTAGCCACGAATACACCTGAATCAAATAGCGCTTTGATGTTAGACGTGTTGATCGTGTCAGGTATATCTGCATTACAAGCGAAGTAGATAAACCTGCTGGGGGTCGTTTGCCGTAAAGATGTTTCGCAGTTGGATGGTGGGTTGCTGATTAGCGTAATATCGCCACACGCGCTTGGACAGTTAGCCATTTTTATAAAAGTTTTAGAAGGTTTTTAAATTTCTATCCTCTTATAGTGGCGGGACTTTGCCAGTGAAGCGCAACGCTTAGTGTAAAAATACTATAATTACTTATAAAAACAAATTTACAGCACATAGGTCGCCGTTCCTTCGTGCTTTGTGCCACAGGCGTCTATTACTATCCAATCTACCTCTATTATCGAACCTACCACATGCTGGTCAGCTATAAATGAGTTAGCAAATGCACCGCCCGATATGGGGAGAGAATAGCTATAGTTAGGGAAACTAAAGCCGCCCGGCGTATATGGTGGATTTACATTCTGCTGGTTAGCTATCCATGTTATAGCCGTAGATGGCGGCACTGATTGTGCGCTGTATGATATAGTCAACGTGAAGCCATATGAGCCGTTCGGGTAGATATTATTGAACGTAAGTGCGCTGCCAGTAATAACCATAGGTACACATGCCGGGGTTATAGCCGGGACGTCTGTATTCAGGCATTCCTTTACCTTGTCATTGCATAGGTTGGCTAATACTTGCACCTGCGTAGCTTCATTGACTACAGGTATCAACAATGGCGATGCCGGGAATGAGGCGTAATTTATAATAGCATTGTTGCTTTGCCCGGTTAACTTCACCTGCCAGCCGCATGGCGGTGTCACCAGTGCGCCGTAACTTATTTGCAGGTTGAACAACGCACCGTTCTGCACGATCACAGGCGTAAATACCTGACACAAGAATTCTGGTATAATCGTGAATGGTGTAACCTTCGCCGTGCATTCAACTCCGTCCTTAACTAATATAACTTCAAGCTCGTATTTCCCCGCCGCAAGACCTACCAGAGTAAAAGGCGCGTTTGTTCTGTTGGTGTTAGCGCCATAAGCACCACCTACGAGCCTATATCTGGTCTTGAAGTAGTCAGAGCCTGTCAACACTGGTGTTCCTATGGTTATGGTTATATCTGGCATTATGCTGGACTTGTCACTGTTGTAGTTACGTCAATTTGCACATAATCACTTATTGTGCCGTCACAACACAATCTTCTATAGCGCACGTTATACGCCACATCGTCTTCCAAGCCTGTTATTACAATAGGCGACGCTGTAGGATTAGGAAGCCAATCAGTCCAATCGGGTATGGCAGCAAGTTTATATTGCACCTGATAACCCTGACTGCACTCTGTACTGTCGTCATCTATTGGTATGGTTAGCGTCCTCATTCTTCATTTGCATTTATTAGGTAATATACTAAATTCTCAATTGTTATTATGGCTTGATCGGTCTCCGTATTGGTAGCCTCTCCATAATATCGCACAAATCCATTTGGCTCGATGCTGACGCTTACACCTTCAGGCAATATGCTGTTATCACTGTCGAGATATATCGTAATATCCGGCCTGCCATTGCTGCCTATTACTGCTATAATGTCCCCTGTTACAAATACAGGTGCGGCGGGACTGTCCGGGTTGGCAATTAGGAATGGATTGCCTACGCCTATGGTTATAGTCGCTACGCCGTTATCCACTGTACCGCCACTGGTGCCATCGTCTGACCAATCTGGATAGCCTGTTATGTTTATCACATCGCTGTTATCATCTTCAACATAATAATCTCCCGTAACTGGTGCGGCGCAAATTTGCTCTTCTACATAGTATGCCCCTGTTACAGGCGCGGCACACGTAACGCCATACGTAGGGCAAATATCGTCTACTGAATCTAAAACCGCGCCAAATACCCTGTTGCTGTTGATTGGGTAGTCGTAATAGAACGATGAAGGGGTATAACCGTAGCTAGTGAGGGTAAACGCCCCATACACTTCGCACGATAGTGGCGAAGTGGCAACCTCGTCAACCGACACTGCACCGTCAAGTGCGCGGAAATATTCCAGCAACTCATCGTAGCTCTGTGCTATTAGCTGTCTGTCTTCGCTATAAAAATATCCATCCTGATACGCGCTAGGTACGATGTAGATACGTGCCGCGCCATCAAAGTTGGTAGTAGTGCAATCGGGGTTACAGCCGAACACTTGCCGTTGCACACAGTCAGCCAATTCAGTTTTCAGTCTGAATACGTCCTTGCATTCACTAGCCATGCTGAACGGTGTACCACCGTTGAACTCATACTGCACATCGTCAACGTAGATGACATTACTGTGTAATTGGCTTTCTATCTCGTCTGCCGCCCATGCCGGGAAATATTCATACCCTTCAAACACATATACGCGCTGGCTTTCCACGCGCTGCAATCGGCAATTAAATGAATATGTGCGTTCGATACTTCGCGGCCTCTTGGCTATCTTTCCGCGCATGTTGGTTATGCGCTCATAGCTGAATGTAGCAGACCCGGATAGTACAGTGTTCGGTATGGCATAATAATACCCATCAAAATAGTCGAAGCATGTAAATGCAGTGCGTAGTGTTATAATGGGGTCGCCGCATTCGCTAACCTTGCTTAATGTTGGCGGCAATACAGGCGCAATGCCAGTTGTCGTGGTAGGGTTATCGGCAAATCCTACGCCACCCTCAACACCGTCCTGAGCGAATGTTATATCCCTAGCTATATCACAGCATGAAGCCTGACAGTATCGCTCGGTATACTTATCGAATACTATGACGCCTGTTGTGCTGTCCGTCACTGTAGCGTGTATGATATAGCAAGCATAGGTACACATGGCAGCGGTAAATGCGTTCAGCCTCGCATTGAAAAAGTGTTCAGTGGTGATAGGGTTGACGCCGAAATAGTATCCGAAATTTGCAGTTGATGTTTCGTATGTAGTTAATCCGTCTGCTGAGAGCGTTTGCATGACTAACGTGTAACTACCAGACGATGCAGGAAAAGAACCTTGAAGCGTCATATCATTGGCGTAGATCAATGTGGAACAATAACACGGTTTTCCGGGTGGGGCGGTGTAGTATTCCAGTTCTGCAATCGAGTTAAGCCAAATCATACTGTTCCTTTCAAGATTATATGCTGCCCAAGTGGCGGCTCCGTTGAGTAATTTACTTCTATTTCGCTAATTCTGCCATCGGTAAAGTATTGCAAAGGTAATTTTACTTTTTTACTTAATGCAATATCCCCGCCAGCAAATACGCCCAAATTCTTGACATCATCGCAACACAGCGACATCTTCGCCTCCCATCGGTATTGCATGCGTGGGTTATATCGCGGGTCATCAATCCAGTGGAACCAATCCCACATGGTATCGTAATACCCCGGCTCAAAAAACATAAAGAAGTTAGGTAACAATACGGGTTGCTTTATCTCCCTAGCGCCAAAGAAGTCCGTTACGGTGTAGTAGCCGGGATAAAATGGCGGCAATGTCAAGCCCTGACCGCGCACTTTGGTCTGTGGCGGGTGTTTCACGTGCCACGGCTCGTTATTGTACTTGCCATTTATCGCGGGCATTCCGGGATAGGTCGGCAATATTGGATAACCTGAATTGTAAATAGTAGCTCTAGCGTTCTCGTATCGTTCTCCATCCCATATTATAACCTTTGGAAGTGTGCATGTTTCGTCTTTTAGCAGTAGCCCGTAGTCTGCATATTCTATGATGTACTCACCAACAAAATCAAACATAAAGCCAGCAACAAAAGGCACTAAGAAGCTGCTGTTTACTACCACCTGAAACGCGTCATACAGGTAGTCTATACTTGCACCATCCAGCCTGAACTTAGTAGCGCCGTACCTGCTGATCTTAGATTCTTTTCCGTGGAATGTTGGATTTAGCTCCGTTGGGTCATAGGACAATAACGAATTCATGTAATCCAGTGCGTTATTCCCGCACGTATCAGCAGCATCCATTGTGTACAATCCCTCGGTATATGCCGGGTACTTTACATCGTTCCACTCAAAGCAAATACCCTCTAGTAGCTTCAGTCTATCCGCTCCCGATGCTGTGAAGTCTAGCAGATACGAACCTTGCAGGAAAAAGTCTTTCCGCTGGAAGAATAGCGTAGGCTTACCGTTCACGTTCCTCAATCGCCACTCTGCATTGTAAAGCACCTTCAATTCATCTAGGAACTCGTTAAGCGTTAGTAGCGGCCTGTTATCTTTAATGTAATACTGCCCGGAACTAACACTGAATATCCCTATTGATTCAAACCTTCGCACACCCCGCTGTACTGGCGCGTTAAAATAACAAGCGTTGTAATGATGATTTAAGGTATTGATAACACCCCTGTCAGATGTTTCTATAGCCATGTTCTGCGCAAAGAATATAGGGGCTGTAACATCATCAACCTCGATATGGCACTTCATGCAAACATTCTTTATATAGTCGCGTATAAGTGGTGCGGGGTGTTCCCTGCCACAGCCTGCGCTTTCTACAAAGTATGCGCCGTATGAATTCAGCAAACCTTTTGGGTCAATGTATGGAACTGTCTGCCAGTTGACTTGCGGTAATGGGTTCCCGCCTATTAATGATATGATAGTATTAACAGCGCCGACTATCATGTTTATTATAAATATAATAGCATTGAATAGCAATAATATAGGTATCAACACCAGCAGCATCGGCCCCATTACGTTAGCCATCAACCACCATAGCATTACCATCATGCCGTTTGGCCGCTGCTCATTGCAGTAGCTAAAACGCGGGTGTTTGTGCGTGGCTTGGAAGTCATTGAACCACCCCTGCCAATCGTCACTAACTACGGTACGCTCAATGCACTGCATTGGGGTTTCCTGCTGCTTAACTGTTACTTCAAATACGCATGTATTTATGTTGTCCTCTTCCTCGCACCAACGCAGGTCAGTGGCCTTGATCATGTAATCGTCATACGTACCACACCCTACATCTTCAATCTTTACGCTCACTGCATTTAATGGTGCAGATACGTCATTTACTAGCCATTGTTTAAGATACCTGTATGCTACGGTTTCAAATGATAGCGTGCCAGATGCAGACTTCTTTTGATTGTATGCTCCGGGTGTCGTTACGCCTTCTGGATTCTTTTCCTCAGTCCAAGTAAGCTGCAAAGATGTAAGGTCGGACACGTATTGCGTAACGTCAATATACGTGTTATACGGCTGCCACTGCCTATTAGCTGCCAGAGTACCGTTAATGACAGGTTGAAGCGAATACGGGTTAGCTCCGTTGTATATAATCGGGTCACCGACTATGTTGTACTGAATGGCTTGCTTAATGTATATCCTTAGCGCCATCTGCGAGCCTGATGTTTAGAGTATGTTTCCACTATTTGAGCTACACCGTTTTTGTCTATTGACTGGCGGGCTGTGATCTTGTTCCCTTCTATCGCATCTATAACACCATCCAATTTCTTTTCCAGCCTGCCATAGTCATTCTTATTGTTTATCATTACAGGCTCCCTTGTCATGGCATTGAACGTGCCAGCCCGCATAGCTTCAAGATACGGCCTATAGCGTTTTGTTTCGGCTGCTGTCATTACGGATTCACCTTTACTTAGTCGCGCCGGAATGCTGTCGGATGTTTCATTACCGGGGCCGTCTAATCCTATAACACCGTCTTTAAATTTAAAAGCCTGTGTCAGGCTGGTGACAAATGCAAAACCCGCCGCCAGTGCTGCCACTGCTGCCGCTATACGTGCCGCCGTACTGTAAGGGTCACCTGTCGCGCCTGCGTTGGTTACAACCTGTATCGCCTGCGTTGCCGCTATGGCTGCGCTCGATGCCTGCAACAACGCATTTAATTGCAATTGCCTTTGTGCTACACGTTCGCGCTCTGCTTCTGTTTTTCTTAGCCTGTCTTGCTCGGCCTCAAGTATTTCTACATTCCCTTTTTCTGCAAGTTCGGTAGCTTGATCAACACGCTCGCGGCGAATGGCTATTTCTTTATCTAGGTAGTAGAGTTGCGCCTCGTATATGGATTGCAGGGTTTGAATTGTAGTATTGAAGGCGTAGGAAGCCATTTCTTCGGTGACTTGGCGATCTCTGGCTTTGCGCTTGGCATCTAAGTCAGCTTGCTTCTGCTCTTCTTCTGATTGCGCCTTGCCTCGCCTCGACCCCGCTTCCAGCTCGTCAGATGTGAATTTACCACTGGGCAATCTTGACGGATCAACAACTCCGGTGCCTGCATCGAATGGGCCTGTCCCTATGTTCTTTTCCAGCACCTGAAGGAAACGCTCGTACGCTCTTGACATCGCTTCGATGTCGCGGGCGGCTTGCTCAAATTCACTGTACTCTATGCGGCCGATCGCTGCCGTAACTTCATTGATTGCCTTTTGCAGTGCTTCGTATTGTTCGCGTGCTTTGTCAAGTTGTTTTTGTCGTTCCTCTGCCTGCTTTCTCTCTAGCTCAATCTGGCTATTTGTTATGTCGTTTAGTAGCTGAGCATTCTTTTGCCGCAACTCCCTTATGTCATTGTCGAACCTGATGGCAGACGTTGTCCTGTCTTCAAAGGACTTTATCAATGCTTCGTTCTGGGCAATTTCCCTTCTCCTTACATTGTTCTCAGCAGCTACTATACTTTCCTCTGCTGCACCTCGCGCTTTCATGCTCTCTATCCTGCGCTTATCCGCTTCGATGCTTTTTTCTACAGACTCCTGTGTAGATGAGTAGTATCCAGCATCGCCACCTCTTGCAAGTGATAACACTTCCTTACGCAGATTGTCTGTTTCCTTTGCCAGTCTTTCAACTGCATCTGCCGCCTCTTCTGCATCTGACTTAAAGTTAAATATCTTGTCCCCGAATATGGTAAATACGCCTACTGCGATAGTTAATATCCCGGTAAAGCTGAATATAGACTGCCCTAGCGCCTTGAATATTTCGGTTGTGGTGCTACCCGCCTTACGTGCCGCTGTAAGTTGATCAATCAGTATAGGTATGTTGTTCGACAGTGCTAATATGCCAGTCTGGATAGAGTAGGTGAACGCTGGGGCTTCGCGAAGTAACTGTGCGCTGGCAAAAGTCAAACTATGCAGGTTTTTGCCTGTTTTCACCAAGCTTGTATTAAGCCTTTCATTCGCTGCAAATTGTTTGCCGACTGAAACGTTTAATGCGTCCTGCGCTGCTTTATTCTTAGCAATCAGCCCTTCAATGGTGCGCCTGTTCCTTATATCGGATTGCGCGGTCTTTTCCAACAATTGCGCATACTCAAGCTCTTTCTGCTTAAGCTCATTCATTTGCTTTATCTCCTTACCAAATTCCGCATTTACCGCCTGCAAAACATCGGCATCAGCTTCAAATGTAAGTTTATGGAGAATATCAACAACCTCAGCCATAGTAGAATATTACGGCACTTGAGGCGGCTTATGCCTGTGAAGCCTTCAGGATAAAGGCTTGATACAAATATACTATAAATTACCTAATTGCGCAATCCAGCGTTTTGGCGCCACTACCCATATGCGTCAGTTGGATATTCATGCACTTAGAGTGAGCTTCGTTGTAGTCTTTCGCTGTGATCTCGTAGTCGTGCAGTGTGGCGCCTGATATATTGCTAACACAATTACATTTGTATGGTTGCTTTTGTGCGCACCCCGAAAGTATAATCAATGGTAATATTAGGTATTTCATACTATAAAGATACGGGATATTTCCAATAGTCGTCACCTAATACGCCAAGCATTAAGGATGGGTGCAGTGGGTGGAAGCGCGGGTTATTCAATACACCTTCATGGGATGTGCTGTTTTCGCCGTGTATCATGGCCACAAATCCCCGGATATAATCATGGGGGACAACCACACCAGCCCGGCGCATGAATAGGGTATCTTCGCCAAATCCCGTAGCTGTTTCGCGGAACTTATTATCTTGCCACACGCTCTTTCGATAGGCTAGGGTGCCGCCTATGCAGTATTTTTGTTTGCCGTTCCAGATGTAGCGCCATAGGTTAGAATGTGCTTTATAGAAATACGCATCCGATAAGCCCGTAGTGTCGGCACCTGTATTGAGCATGTGTTGAACAGTGCGGCTAATCCAGTTTGGGGCGAAGTAATCATCTGAATCCATGTGCATAATAATCTCGCCTCTTGCGTATTCGCATAGATGGTTGCGCTTAGTTGCTATAGATACATTGCCAGACATGCCCCACTGATAGATACGGTTCTCCATATCGGTATCTTTAGTCCATCCCTCATGATCCATTAGAATAAGCATTTCCTTATTAGGATAGTCCTGACTGGCGAATACCTCTTTTATGCGGGGTATGTCGTTAGGCCGATTGCAGGGAGTTATAACAGTAACGAACATACGGCGATGATTAAACATAACATAATAGCAATGCCGCCTATCAGCATTGCCCAGTCACGGTTGGAGCGGTTATACATCTTCATCATTCTCGTTTGTGTGATTAATAAACCCGATTATTCCATTGAAGTCAACCTTTAGCTCATTGCCGTACTCGTCCTCAAAAGCGTTCTGCATTTGGTGAAAGTAGTCACATGATGCAAAATGTTTCCCATGCCTAAACATGAGTATCTTGCCCTTAGTGGTTACGGCACCGCACTTTATCTCACAAGATGAGGGCAAAGAAAGAAAGCGCTCCATTTCGGGGTGATAATTTACATTGCTGTAGCTTGTTTCGCCCCATATTGAAATAGCAGAAAGCCATCTTTTTGTAACAACGGAAATGCCATTTGTTCCATTTACTATCAGGTTGCCTAACCTAAATTCTTCATGATTGACCATGTCCTAGTGTGTTATGTAGTTTTTTGTTAAAAGGTATTCTATGTTTTTATACCAAGTATCTTTCTCATGATGCCTACCATATAAATGCACTTCATTAGCGTTCAGGTCGAGTAGTTCGAGCAAATACACTATACTGCTACTCACTGCATAGATGTTGGTGGCATGTTGAATTACAAACTGCCAGTCGAACAAGCTATAACCGGGAATGCTCGACATGTACACATTCGGCAACCCGTTATTCGGGCTCACATCTACTTTAAACTGCGAACCAGAACCATAGTAAGGGCTAATAAGGTTATACTGGTTAAGCACGCCATTTATATCATGCCCAATGTCTAGCGATGTGAGCAACTCACCCTCTTTTTTATTACGGTCTGGTTTTACGTTGCGCCATGTGTTGAAGTCTAGTCCGTACATGTCGTACTTCGCCCTCATGCAGTGATGATATGGCCTGTTGGTTATTTGATCGGCGTATCGGATAGGGAGAATGCGCGTATCGGCTGTAACTACTTCTTTCTTGCTCTCATAGTTTATATTCAATTGCCTGTAGTTAACGAACGCGATATCAGGATAAGCCCGGTTAAATCCTTCGACAAATTGCGGCAATATCGGGTATAGTATTTCATCTCCGGGTTGCGCTAATTGCTTTAGTAGCGATTGAATAAATATTGCATCGCCTGCGCCAAAGTATTGCTGAGGAATAATTGTCATCGCCTTCTGCTTGCTGGTCTACTAACGTGAGTTGATTTTCTTACAGGTGGTGGTATTGGCAACCCTGTACAGTGATAACCGTGATACCCAAACTGACCTGAGTATTTGTTATGCGGCGGCGGGACTGCATATGCCTCTATACTAAACCTATTGGCAACATCATCGGGTGCAAACTTGATGCCGTATTCCTTTTCAAACCACGGACGCAATTGCCTGCATAGTACGTCATCTTCTGGATGGTATGTTTGCAATTCCAATTTGCTGCATAGCTCAATGAATCGTTTAGATCGCAGGCTAAAGCCACCATTGCCAACATTCATAGAATCTTTGTACCACCAGCTAGCACCGATATAATCCCACTCCAGCCACTCATCTCTCCACGCGCTAGGGTTTTGCACATAACCATCTGGATGCACCGTCAGCACATGCGTATAATCCCCTTCAGGTAGATGGTGATATAGGTCCTGTATCATCCACTTGCTGTATGCCTCCCTACCGCTAAATAGTCGCTCTGTTATTATCCTTTCCGCCCCAAAGTCGATATCGTTCCGGCATATTTGCGCTGCACGCTTGATGCCCTCGGGGTCATGTGCATCAATACCGAATAAACAAACGTTGGGTAGGCTGAGTAACTTAAAGTCGCACGCTACGTCGCCGCCAGCATGACCCATTGTAGACTGATTGATGCCAATGTGCTGGACTACGCTAGGTTTGGATATAACGAACGGCTTTGTATGTGTGCTATTGTAATCCCAATTACCGTTCGATTGCAGTGCGGGCTTTATCACGGTTTCGTATTGCTGTTTATCTATCAACATGTTTATGCCGTTGCAGTGCTTGCGAAGTACGTACCCATCGTGCGAACTGATAACAGGGTTTTGTGGATGATTACAGTTGAAGCCGGATATTATGCTATCGGGGTGCTGCTGCTTTAGCTGTAGTAACGTAGTAACAAAGTTGCTCTTAACTATTGTATCGGGATCTAGGTTGATGGCAAGGTCGCAGTTCCTGAACGCGAATTGATAAGCAGTCATAAGCGCCTCTTTAATCCCGGTATTATGTGTATGCCTAAAATACACACCGCCGTTATGGTGTATGAAGTCGCCTATAAGCATTGCAACATTGTGATCAGTGCTATGGTCATCAACAATTATAACCTCGTTGACTTTGGATAAATCTGCATTCCGCAAACTATCCAAACATTGCTTGAGTAGCTCCGGGCGGTTGTATGTTGTGATTATCAGGGCTGTTTTGGGCATGCTAATCGTTTCGGCGTTTGTAGATGTAGAGTTCATCAGATATGTAATCGTACATCAATTTCAAGACTAATAATATAAAACAAATTCCACTAAGTGCAGCAGCAATCAACATTATAATTCCGACTATTGGGTGTAATACCCTAGATATTTGCTCTATCATTTGTCCATATACTTTTTAAACTCGTTACTGTATTTCAATGGCTTTGCGCCAAAGTATTTATTCGCGTCTTTTATCGGTTGGCTTGTTACATGGTAGTATGTGCAATGGTCGCAATGGTAATGCCGTAAGCCTCTGCGTTCTGGATGCTGCAAAAACATCTCCACTTCTGATAGTGACAGAAATACAGTTTTATTGGTTCGGCTGCATTTGGGTTTACTTCCGTGCGATGGCATAGTAGGAACAATTGAGATCGTAACCCGTAGTGAATATATCTCTCCATCCCCTATCGTGCAGGTACTTTGCAATCATGTCAGGGAATAATACGCTCAAGTGCTTTCGGTTGTTATGCGGCAGCCAATACTCCTGAACCGGGTGAGGCAGATAGAGAAACAGCACACCGTTATCGTGCAGGCATTCCCGCCACTTATCTAGTGCCCCAACCCAATCAGGCAAATGCTCAAGGCAGTGCGATGAAAACACATAATCCACTTTGATAGCTGGCAGATTGTACGCATCATATTCGTTCATCGCCGGGTCAACGGCCATAGCGCCGGGGTACTTCCATTCTTCTCGGTTGCATCCTATATCGAAGCCTGTTTTGTTTTTGCCTATGATCTTATCTGCAAACGGGAATGCGTATTGTGCTGCAAAGCCCTCAGCTTGCAACTTAGGATAATGTACCCCGTTGAACGTAATAGTTTCGTACATAGTTACAGCTTGATGGTGTTTGCACCGGGCTCAGATTCTTCAACTACTGGCAGTATTGCGCCGAAGTTACCGAACGGGATAAATCCTGATTGCTCGCCAGATATAAACTCAACACCTTTGTCTATGATGTTCCAGCTATCACACTCAATCGGCTCTTCGCTTACTGCTTTTGGTACTAAGATTTTGTACATTATGTTTTGGTTTTAAAGTGTTCAATAATCAACAATATTACGAGGATGGTCAGTATCATTTCTTATTTCTTTCCATTGCCTCTTTCATTTTTTCCTGATACCTGTTATATTCAACCAGCCCCCAGTAATAATTAAACCATCCCGTTTCAAACAAGTAATCGGCTTTCTGTTTATCCCCCTCTGCCCTCATCATGCAACTATCACTGAACGACAAATACAGATCGTCTATTTGCTTTCCAATTGTGGGGTAAGACTCATCAACGCCTCCCGCCTCTTGCTGAAATAATCCAAACTTATCGAAGTATCGAATTGTTTCCTGTATGGCTCTATATTGCTTATTCCCCAACTCAAAAAAAAAGCATAGGCATCCGGGTTGCTAAATGCTAACTCTTCTTTCTTCCGGGTGTAGAACACATCGTATTTTTCGGGGTTCTCATCTTCCATGAATGACAGTACCGCACCAATGCGTATGCTGCAATGCTCATCAACCGGGTATTTAGTACGGTACTTTATTTCATTCGCCAATACGCCAATGTCAGTAATACGCGTCTCTAATTTCGCTTGCATATTGCACCGCTGCAAGATCGCGTCTGCTATCTCATTCAGTCGTTCGGCTGTAGTGCCTGCATTGGCATATATAAGTTGGTGTTGTAGCTGCACATACCGGGACATGTGATAGTTAGAAATATCAGCAGGTATGTAAATGTTGACTCCGTTGAACGTGCCTTGTAGTGTGTAGGCTGGATTATCTTTGTTGCTCACGTTAGTTAATAGAGAATGATGTTAGTGCTATGATTGAATGCCAGTGATTGTCAAATACGTTTGCCACATGTACATAAACGCTGTGATTTACTATTGCGTAGTTTGGTTGAATGTACCCGCATACTGTATACAGGTCGAAATTTATGATTTTTTCGTATTCCATTGTATGGGTGGCTGCTTTTTAGTAATCCCTAATATGCGCTTTGCCTGCCTCATACTCTTGCCCTGTTGCATTAACGTAGCAATGGCGTTAATCTCTTGTTGGTTCAGCATTCCGATGTTACCTGCAACTAGCATATGCCAAATGTATATAACTGTTTTGAGTTATGCAAGTTTAGCGAAAACTTTTTCGCAGTATTCTAGGTAATACGTTTGTACCATGTACCTCCAGTTATCAAGCATATCCATCTTAAACTGATCGCGGTCTTTCTTCAGCACGCCCGGGGCTGCTTTCTTATCATCAACGGTTGCAATCTGCATATCATTGCACAATACCGGGCAACCCTTTCGGCTGATACGAATATTAGGATAGCTATGCAACATCATGTTGCAAATCTGCCTACTATCGTTATGCTCAAGGTTACGCGTGTTGATGTGCATTTGCTTATCAGCTAAATTCAGGTAGCGCTGTATCATGGTGTAGTATGTGGAGTGGCGCGCCTCGAAAGCTACGTCACCTGCGCGGCCTGAAGCATCGCCCGTAACAAAGAATATTGATGATGGGTATTTAGCACGTATGCGCCTACATAGGTCTTCCAATTGTACATCGCCAACAAATTCATAGATCGTATGGCAAAAGCTGTCTTTCATCCCCTTGCTTGGTGACATCTGTGTAGCGCTACACGTCAAAGGCGAACGGTTAAAGTCAAAGGACAGGTATAGGGGGAATGATGGCAGGAACGGTAAATCATCAACAAGATGTACTTCAGGTTTCAACGCATACAGCCACGGGTCATTATTCACCTCTAAGCCCCAGTCACCGTCAACGTTAACGCGCAATGTGTTTGCATTACCAGCGGCAGAAGTAACAAGGGTGTTTAGGTATTCCTTACGGTCTATAAACTCGTTATCCTTATATGTTGAATGGTGCAGGTATGCTTGTCCAACAAAATCAGGATGTAGCTTATGCGAGTCATCAGGATGGAAAAACGTATGCCGTAGCCAGTGGTTGATGTGAACCGGGTTGAACGACATTGCGAACTGCAAGTATCTTGCCATTGGTGAGCGCAATAGTTCATTTAGTGCGCGGAAGTCTTCAACTGTCCCCAAGTTTATCTCGTCCCACCAAATAGCCGTGATGTCATCTAAGCCCTTTGTTTTCTCCGGGTCATCCATGCCTTTCGGTATTAGCATGTTACCCGTCTTTGGGTTTACTATCCTGTAATCGCCATCGTAAAAACGTAACTGGCTATCTAACCCGATACGCTTTGCAACTCTTTTAAAGCCTGCATACTGCTTATCGCGAATATCACTTGCAAACTTATTGACGTATGCCAGTTTGAAGTAGTAAGGCTCGAAAAGAGATATGAGATACTTTAGGTAAAATGTATCGGTCTTTGAGCTACCCCGGCCACCCCATTCGATTATGTACCTATCCCAACTATAAAGGGTTTTATGAAAAGCACTACTGTAGGCTGAGGGGTCAATCGTTATTTTCATTGGCAAATTTCTGCCCTTGTATGGTAAGATTTATCCCCGCTGGTATGGCTCCCTCGGTTTTATCAACCAGCCCCAAGTCACGCGCAATGATGTTGGCATTAAGCAGTCCAGCGGCGGCTAATTCAAACTTCTGAGTGAAAATTACATCCCTTATACGCGTACAGACGTTAGCAAAATCTTCATTTGAAGCAATTACCCCGTTAAAATACTTCTCATTTACGTCAAGATATATGCATAAACCTTTTAATGTGTATGCCCTAGCTTTTTCAAGTTCGCAGCGCACTGGGTCCTTACCATTCCACTCATAGGACATTATCGGGTTATTATCGCACCATGAGAAATATTCACATGCTTCCTGCCAAAGTAAGTCAGGGCTGGAAAATATCATATCCCTGCCATGTTTTGACCGTCTTTGCCAGAAATTATTTCCTTCAGGTGCCATTTAAAGCGATTTTAAGCCTCATTACGGGCATTTGTTGATTGATGAGGTAAATATACGTCAAAGTTAGTTATCGGGCAAATTTACCCTCTTGGCGGCACAATATGGGCAGTCTGGCGGACATGGCGGACATCCAATAACTTTCTTTCTTTTGGGCTGTAAGATTGTAGTGCGTCTGTTCCTCGCTATCTCCGCCCTTGCTTTGATTAGTTGGTCGTGGAGTGTCATAGTACTTTGATTATGGACTGTATTACGGTTATGGCCCCAACTACTGCTAAGGCTAAAAGCACGACAAATGCTATGAATATCGGTGTTTCATCAATCATCTTTCTACGGTTTAGGCATTATTGATTCGATGTTGTCCAATGTTTCCTCTCCAGCATCTTCACCATTCCACCATCTCAATGAATATGGTTGTGTTTCAAAGTCTGTACAAGTTACATGCAATTCCCCATCAATCGGTTCTTTTAGGATTATTAACCAAGTCATGATTTATAAATTTAAAATATTTTCCAATACATTGCAAACTTCCGCAGCATTCCAGCATGTATAAACCGGGATGCCATTAGCCCCCCAAATAGTATGAATATCCTTTTGTGAGGCAGAAACAACCCCATTAGGCATTTTCAGCTCAATTCCGCATAATGGTTTCAACAATATCAAATCAGGTACGCCAGCCAGAACACCCATTGATTTTAATTTCATGGCTTCTTGTTTCGACCTAGCCCCCTCATTCGGTACGTGGAATATTAATTTACGCAATTTAGGATAATTATTATTAATATAAAGATATGTTGCCGCCTGAAACTGGTCTTCGTTTGCGAAAATTTTAGATATGTAGTCGTTTTTGGTCATCGGTTACGGATGTGTTGATTTTTAATTGTAACCTCTGCAATGCAGTACAGAAGAGGTTTTCAAAGGATTTAATGCCATTCGGTTACACTTTTTTTGCAGTCGCCAAACTATATTAGGAATCATGTATAGTGTGTATGTATGTATGTCTATATATAATAACCTAATTCTTTAATAGAATATTAAGTGTAACCTGTAACTATAGTACCATAATATAAGCCTGTAGCCGATTTCAGCGGTTACACTTATGGTTACAGATAAACACTTAAAACATATCACCACTATGCTGTAATGATGCGGATGTAAGTATTCTGTACACCCTTGCGGCTTTCCCGTTAATCTTTTTTATGCTACAATCGAACCCCATTTGCTTCAATTCCATACCTAATTTACGTATTGATAGTTTCTGCAATGTTAATCTTTCCAGATATGATTTTATTTCAGTCGCAGACCACTCAAATGATGGTTGGCCGTCAATAGGTAGCAATAGATACCGCTGGATATGCTCATATTCTGGGCTGTAGTCTACAAATGACTCTGTTTTTGTGTTCAGTTCAAGTATATCTTCTTTTGATAACTGCCAATTAAATCCAGACTTGTAAAGCCAATACGCCTCCATGATTAGGTCAACCTTGTCAACTGCATTGTATTTTTTATGGTCAACCGATACTATTTCAACCGGGATAATCCGCCTGTTGCCTGTAGGGTCATTGAGTATGCTATTTTCATTTGATGTACCGCACAGTACAGCCAATCTATTTAAATCCTCGTTGCCCTTGCCATATGGAACGCGTAAAGAGAAAGTCTGCTTGGATAGCATTTCTTTTAGTTTCTTACTTTCCTGCTTATTCTTACCTCCCATCTCATCATCCATTATGATAATTTTTTGGGTCATCAGAATGTCATCGTCTTTACCTTGGTCAAGCTTACTTTCTGCATAGTATTGGCGCAATTCAGCAGGTAGTAAGCGCCTGAATGCTTCGGTTTTACCTGTATTCTGCCCCCCAGTGAACACCAGCATAAGGGGTGAGTGTTCACCATGAATAGCGGATATGATGCCTATCAACCACTTTGAGCCGAAATAAGACAACCCAACACCACCACGCGTACTAAAACATGACCAGAATTCATCAATAACACCTATCGGCTTTCGTTCTTTATATCGTTCAAAAAACTCAATTAACGGGTTGTATTCAGATATACAATCAGAGAATAGTATTTTAATAAACAGGTCAAAGTTTATATCATCAAATGCTTTTTTACATGACAGAAATAGGGTATTGATGTCGGTTTCTTTGTATGACTTGCCGTGATTTTCTATTTTTCGGGTTATGACGTTTCGCTTTAGGTCATGGTTATACTTCAACCAATTCTCAACCATTGTAATGATGCTATCCTCGCCGTCATGGGAAATATTCTGGTCAAACGCCTGCTTTACTATCTCCTGACTTTCGGATGCCGGGATACCCTCGAACTTATCAAGATTAGATATTACTCCCGTTTGGTCAAGGCCTGATTTACGTAAAATAGTAGTCGATGAAAGAATTTGTTTCGTACGCTCGGAGTATGTTTCAATCCCGTTTAATTTGGCTAGGTAGTAAATTGAAGCAATGGAACTAACTTTCTGTTTTGATGTCGAGTGAGTGTTCAGAATTATAGAATACTGCTTATCGCAATCCTCAGCGCTATACGAGCTGGCAGAACTAGACAATGCGTGGTAATATCCCCTTCCATCTTCACCAAAATGCGATGCCAGTGCATATCCAATACTCACCCATGAATTATAATCCTCACATACATTTTTTGATGATAGAGAATTGATGATAGCATCAAAGTCCGATTTTACATAAACTACCTTTGATATTTTTTTTGGCTTCTCTTTTGGCAGGTACTTTTTGAACTTCAGGGCGTGTTCGTTGATGAATAGTTCCGGGTCATAGCTGACATATCGCGCCCTGCTTTCGTTCTTCGCGGCTTGGTCAACAATGAGCTGGTAGTTAGTATATAGGTAATGCGCCAATGCTGCGAATGCATCCCGGTGTTTATTGCCTTCAATCTGGAATACGGCACACAGTCCAGTCCCAGATACGCTGGTAAATGCAGAGTAACAATAAGGGTCTTGACGCAAAATACCCCTCACCCCTTCCAACTGCACCCCCAGCCCATCAATATCAATGGCTATAAATCCTGAATGCTGCTTTATTTGGGCGTCTTTGCGCTCACTGAATACACCCGATAGGCAAACATTCGGTAATGGTGCCTTTATAGCATTCTTTGCGGCCTTATCTGGTGCGTTAAGCAGTGCCGCCCTAGCTGGTATAACCAAGTCCTGCCACTTACCCTCGCGTATGTCATGCAGGAATAGGTTTATATCAATTTCCCTTCCCTTTGTGTCTTTTATTGAGTTATAATAGCTGATTCGGATTGTTGAGGCTGCCATTTTTTGAAATTAGCTTTAAGTGATGTGATTAATGTTTCTTCAGCTCTTTCCTTATGAAATTGGTTGTACTTTTTACCTTTTTCATGGCACCATTCTTTGCACAGCTTATGAGTGTGTGTTAGTAAATCAGAATACAAGTCGTCGTTCAATTCTTTTACATCCCGCTTTGCCCTGTTAGCAATCATCTTAGGTATTTGGAAAAACGGATAATATTCTTTCCTGTGTTCATTGTCTTTTATTATTTGCGCCACATTGATATTCTGCGAAAATATCTGGAACTCAACTGGCATTTCAACGCGTTTTTTTTCAGGAAAGATATATGTGCATTCCGTATCGTCTGCCTTAATGCCCTTACACTGTTTGAGTGAAGCATGGCATAAGGTGTAACATTCCGGGCATTCTTTAACAGGCGCTACGCCGTCACCTGCTTTTTTAGGATTGTGAAACATATAAGCCCAATCCCTAGCAAAATCCCAATCACCCATTGACGCCGCATTAGAACCGAGGTCAATGATATTGAAGTAGTTTTTACCCGGGTACGGCCTAGCGCCCCTACCGCACATCTGCAACCATAGCGGCAATGACAGTGTATCCTTATTGACCATTATGGTTTGAATAGACGGCTCGTCAAATCCAGTTGTTAGTATGCCTACGTTGTTCAATATTGCATCGGGCGTATGCTTCAGCCATTCTATGCATTCTTTCCTGTATTCGGGCGTTACGCCTGCGTCTAGATGCCGCGAATTGTAACCAGCACTCAGAAATCTATCGTTAACTGTTTTACTATGCGCGATGTTGCAATTAAAGATAATTGTCTTTGTGCCTAATGCAAATTCCTCATAGGCTTTAAGTGTATTCTCAACTTGCTTTGCTTTTGAATATTCCGCGCCCATTTGCTTGTCATCAAATTCACCATTCTTAACTGATAATGTTTTACGGTCTATGGCGCCTTTTGGGTTAATGGTGACATTTTTAACCAAGTTGCCTCCCGATATCAATTCAGGAATATCAATACCGCAAACAATATCTTCAAAAAAACCACATAACGGGCGTTTTTTTGAAGCGGCAATAGGTGTGGCTGTAAATCCTAAAATGTAGGCTTCAGGGAAATAGTCCAGTATTTTCAGATGGTTTGCAATATGACATTCATCGAATATCACTAATCCAACACCGGGAAAAGCGTTCGGGTTTTTCTTAAGGCGATTATTCAAAGTTTCAACCATTGATACATACACCTCCGCCCGCTGCATATCCTTAGATACTATTTCGGCTGTGATGCCGTATGCGCGGTGCAGGGTCTTAACGGTTTGATGTAATAGCTCTTCTCGGTGTACGGTTATCAATACTGAACGCCTAGACTTATCTGTGTACCGTTTTGTTATTGCAGAAAATGATATTGTCTTACCTCCACCTGTTGCCAATTGCGCCACTACCTTGCGCTTACCCTGCGATAGTTTTATCGCTATATTGGTTGCCAATTCGGACTGATACGGCCTTAGCTGCATATGTGTGAAAAGAATAAGGGCAGACCGTGAGAGATTGCCTGCCCTATAAGGTTTGTGAACCCTAATTTTCACCTACGTTCTCTCACAAAAATAGGTAAAAATGACACTGTAAATATAGATAGAAAAAACTAGAAAGGCAAGTCGTCCTTAGTTGTTTCGGGCGTTGTTGGCGCAGGCGTTTCAGCAGGCGGTGCGGTAGCCGCTGCAATACCCCGTGCCGTTAATTCAGTGTACCAATTACCGTTGTATTCGCGTGACTTCGCGTTAAAATGTACTCGCACTTCCTGACCAACTGCGAACGGGTCGAGTAGGTCGGTGCGGTCCTGAACGAATTGCAGTGCGACAAACTCAGGATATTGACCCGATTTGGTTTCGATAGTGAAAATGCGTTTTGCAAATTTTTCAGTTACTTGTTGGCGTTCGCCGATGTGCAGGATTTTTCCTGTAAGTTCTAATGACATAATTGTTGATTGTACTTGATAGTTATAATATTTTAGCAACCGCCTGACTACATCTTTCTGATCCGCATCAAGCGTTTCGAATAGCACCTGCGTTCCAAATAGTTTTCTATTCTTCTGGTCAACAGTGCAGAATGATATTGCTTTATCTTCTAGCTGCCTTTTGGTTGGGATAGCCATACGGTAGGTATTGAAATGCGGTCCTTGTTTTGTAGCTCCACAATCCATACGTCAATATGGGATGCGAATAGCGTAACTATGTCGCCAGCCTTAGCAATGACCTTGCCTTTTTTGTGCGATACTTTAGGTGGGTAGCCAACCTTTATTTGCATTTTATCACCTGTTTTCATATGATGCGGTTTTCTAGAATGTCCTCAATCATTTTCTTTTGCTTTGGTTCCAACGTGTATAGCTTCAGGTATATTTCATATAGCTCCCGGTCTGGCATCCGTTCATATAGCTGCTTGTATTCCTCATTCGGGATTAATGGCAAATCTTTAGCTATAGCACCGTGGTTGTATAGAGAGGTGCCCCATTTGGGATCATGTATTTGTTTCGGCTTCATTTACCAACCTCCTTTTTTCTTTAATGGCTTTGTACTTTTCATACGCTTCAGATTTTGGCTGCGTTTGCCCTAAGCCTTTACAGTAGTAATCATTTCGCAAAATGCATCTTGCCATACGCTTCCAAGATGGCGCCCAGCATTTTACTTCTAAGTCGTGTGGTGCTTCATCGGGTATTGAGGCATACCCTCTTTGCTTCCACCCTGCGATAAATTTAATGAACCTCTCCCTGTAATGGTCTTGCATTTTACGCGGCAACGTTTTGAGCAGGAAATTGGTGTAAGCCTCCCATGTGTATCCATCGGGCTTGCTTATCTTTCCCGCGCCCGTCATGTTACCCGTTTCCTGCACGTAAAGTGCGCCACTGTTAACGCCGCTAACTCTGTTTATTAATTTGTACCAAGTCAATGGTTCAAGCAAGTGATATAGCCATAACCCTTTCTTCTGGTCATCCCCGAACGGTTGGCAAAGTCGTTGGTTGCTGAATTTAACACCCGCCTTTGTCATTAGGTCGTAAATCTTGTTATAGCAAAAATTAGGTTGCTTGAAGTGGAATAGCCATATATCTTCAGTGCGCCAATCGTAAATCGGGTAGATGTTGTATAGCGCACTTGACAGGCGGGTAGTCCACTTATGGCCGTTAAATGTCAATCCGTCTTTGTTCGACACTATCGCTCGGTAACGATGCAAGCTTTCATCTGAACGTATGCCGATAAACCCAGCGGTTAGCTTATCGCCTGCGTACCACTTACCAAACAATACCATAAATTCCTCAAACTCCATTTTTGGTACGTAAAAATCATACTGTGATAAGTCAGCCTGCTGTCCCGGCTTCTGGCGCACCCAAATATCTTTTTTCGACTCATCCCAGCACACCCATTTAGGTTCAAAGTCGGAAACGGCATTTCGCAACAGTAACTCCCCGCAAAACCAGTGCAGATCAATATGGTCTTTATATCTCTCCACCATTTCGGATACATGAAGGATGGTCTGCGTATATTGCGCTTCTAGGTCAATCACTAGCACTCCAACCCTTACACCGCGCCTTATAGCCTCAGCCATCACTAAGTGCATCATTACCGTACTATCTTTGCCGCCTGAAAAGCTGATATAGCATTTCTCAAAATTATCAAACACGGTTGAAATACGTTCTTTCGTAGCCTGTAAGCATGACTTATCTATATATCGTTTCGTAGACATTAGTATATATCAATTTGGCGGCCTAAGGATAAAGCTGATTCCATGCTAACTGGACTGCGATCGTTAGCAATAAGCCATTTATTAAGGTACTCTAAAGCTACCTCATTAGCTGCATTTTGCTGTTCGGGAGTAAGCAAATTGAACCCGGAACAAAACACACTAGGCACGCCCGTAGCGTAACACATGGCAGCCTGCCCTAGCCACGCTATGCGGTTCATGGCTTTGTTTGTTAAGTAGTGCTCACAGGAATGTCTCCATTCAGTTATCAGGGTCCCTAATGCCGCTGCAAACCTATCGCTGCTTAAAAACTCAGCATACATTCGTTCGCACTCTTCAGCGGTTGCGCCTTCTTTCCGTGATGCATAGAACCCGGCCTTATGACATTCCCATTTATCGTGCGTATGGAATATCCTTTCAGGGTCGTTGGTATTGGCTGTGCGATACTGCGAATATTCTTCAACATTATCGGTCAGCGGCTCGAATGATGCTTCATCCGTTGCAACCCACGCCTTGCTGAAATCATTGTCTGAGAAAAGGTATTCCAGCCCGGATATTTGACATAGCCTCAACACTTCTTCAGCATCCATGCCAAGCTGCTTTGCTATGCGCTCATTAGACCAGTTGCGATTTTTAAGTTCAATAACAATTTCACTCATTGCGTCAATCTGGTGCTTACCTCGCGCGCGGTTGTGGCGAATGGTGGACGCTATGCGGTCGTTCTTACCAGTTCGTTCGCTATTGATACCTACAACAGGCAGGTAACCATGAATGCGCTTGCTTACCACTTTGCTTTCCTTTCCTACTCTGTTACGATGGAATCCGTCAATAACCTCATTCCCTTTTTCGGTAGGCCACGTTACTATTGGCTGCGTGTAGCCGTCATTCATAATGGAAAGTTCCAAAAGCTCCATTTCTGGTGGGGCAACTTTGTTAGGGTTGTAATCGTTTGAATAGATGGCTTCAGACTTTACCCATTGCACCAAATCAACTGGCTCCGTCCTGAACGGAGATATATTGTGCAATTCACGCCGTATGAAATTCAATTGCTCTACCCTGTCCTCTAAAGGTAAAAATTCCAGCAGACCAATTATATGGTGTGTTAGTGAGGATATTGTTTGCGGCTGTATCGGTTCCATTATCTTACGTAAGTATTCATTGGTTTGTTAAGGAATTTGCAGATTTTGGCATAGGTCATTAATTCTGGCATACCGCCATTTAGCACACGGTATAGTGTTGCCTTGCTTGTCCCTACTTTGCCGCAACTATTCTCCAGCGTATTTCTCTTTAAATGCAGCTTGAGCTTTACGCTAAGGTCGTTTGATAATTGTTCGTGCTTGTAATTCATGTTGTAATGATAAAACTTTTGTTTCGTTTGTACAATAGTGTGGATAAAAAAAATAAACCTTACGGGGCTTGCCTGCACCTAAAAGCCTCATTCATTTGATGCCTTACCGTTACAGCAACATCGAGCATATCTTCTTTGCATTCATGCCCATTTGCTTTCATTCTAATGTACCTGTTTTCTGCCTTTTCAGACAAAATCCTACATGTGTTATACAAATCATGATACTCTTCCTCCAAGCCAATTAAGTGCTGTAGTATATCATTAATCATAATATTAAAATTTAGTTATCCATTGTTTATAAATCTCATGAGCAATATTTGCAGTCATAACTGGAGGCACTGACATTCCGCAGATGTAAGAAGGTGTAGAACCTGTAAAATCATAGTCTAATGGAAATGATTGCGCTTTGATAATTTCAGTATTAGAAATATACTGCGGTGAATCAAATAAGACTTTGCCGTGAATGCCTTTTGATGTTATAGTGCCAAGAACTTCATTTGGATATATATATGCACTCCCAAAGTCAGCATACGCCATTCCTATCCGCATCCTAGTATCTGAGAAATCTCTATCTGTTTTAACTCTATGCTGCCATATATTCATTCGATGTTTTGTAATTCCCTTTCCGTTTCCATCGTAAATTTCGCTAAATGGTACAGCTCTTTCATTAAACTTCAACCTCAAATAAGGTTTCAACTCAAATAGGTTATACACTTGCAAAAATGGCACTGCTATATCTTTCCTAAGTGCAATAAAGAAAACTCTTTTTCGCTTTTGCGGCACACCCATTTTTGAACTGTCTAACAACCAATGCTGCACTTCGTATCCTGCATCGTCTAGTGCCTTGTATATTTTCTTTACATACTCCCTAGCATTGCCCAATAGCAATCCTTCTACATTTTCAGCGACAACTATTTTAGGTTGTAACTTCTTAGCCAAGTCGATAAAGTCAAAGAACAATGTATCAAGTACCTGTTTGGACTGCCCTTCCCTGAATTTCTTTTCTTTGCCCCAGTCACTTTCCCTATTGCCAGCCATTGAAAAGCTACTACAAGGCGGTGAGCCATCTAAAATATCTAAGTTATAAAGTTCACTAGGCAAATCATCCCGGTCCTTAAATGTCTGTATAGGCTCTAAGTAGTTGAATTTCGGATTGTGATTAGCAACATAGCAGGCATTCATTTTCGGGTCTATCTCATTACAGCCTATGACATCATACCCCGCCATTTTATATCCCATTGTTGAGCCACCACCGCAAGCAAAGCAACTAAATACCTTACTACCATGATAGGGCACAAAGTTGTAGCCATCTTTTAAATTCCAGTAGTAGGGGAACTTATGCATCTGCCAACTTTTCTAAAGCGTTAATAATGGATTGCGGGTCGTGGTTCTGCATGGCTATTGCAAAGGCATCTATTAGCTCAATATTATCAGGGTATTCGGCGGTAAGTGTTACTCTGCCTCTGATGTTATGTAGCTCAGTTTTTACGCCTTTGTCTATGTTGCTGGTTCTGTCGAGTATGAATTTCATGTTTTAAAGTATTATTTGCGTTAAAATTCCTTTGTATTTCGGGTCTTCAGGTGATGTGATGGATAGATGCCCATTAACATGCAGTCGTAACTTTTCATAAGGTAACGGCCTGATTGCGGCGGCTAGTTTTGCAGCATAGAAATTAAACTCCGCCTCGCATGTACCGTCTATTTCAACTTCTAATTCAGACTTTTTGTTTTTGTCTTTGTCATTCAGCTTCATCAGTATATTGCCGCCTTTGCCTATCAACGTACATGCCTTATCGGAACGAGGTATAGTCGTATCGCAGAATAGCAACAAGTCCGATTTTTTCACTATAAACCCTTCTGGTGATACGCGCTCAACTACATGCATATACCTTACGTTGCTGTAGCTTGATTTATTGAACGCATAGAAAACATCATCGTTAAAGAAGAATGCATGGCTGTCAGTTGATGCATGTTTAACATCCTGCAACCCAGCGATTATAGCGCAACTTTCGATAGTCAATACCATTTCAGAAGATGGCAAGTCATAGTAGAATAAACTAACGCCATCGCTGCCTATTATTCCGTTATTGTCCGATACTACGCATTGCATCCAATTAATTTGTTTAGGGTCTGCGTACTTACTTGCTGTAAATAATTTGGATGTGTCTATTGGCGTTGCTTCTGTGTCGAATGACGGCTCAGTAGGGAAATCCTCAGCAGGAATTGTGTCAAAGCTAATAGATAGCTTACCAGAAGTTAAAGTAATTTCGCTTCCCGACACGGTTAATTCAAATTCAGGTTCAATACATGAATTAATGAACGTCCTTATTTCCGATTCCTCTATCATTAACTCCGTACCGCCCTCTAAAGGCATACGGCAATAAGCCTGACCGTTGGATTTTTCTAATGATGTTTCGGTCATTTTGATATACCCATAAACGGGTAGTATCGTGTTTGGTTTCATTGCCTTTGTATAGGCGAAAAAATCTCTGAATGGCTGTGTTTTTAGTTTCATACGTTTTTCTTTTTAGGACATACAATCTACAACCAACTGTTGTATTATGCAAGGGTTACTTTAATGAGCATTGAACTATTGTGGTGCTAGACTTGCTTGCCCTGTATATCATGTTGCCATTAACAGGATCAGCAATGCCGCTTTCGGGGATTGTTTGCAGAAATTTTTGACGTTCTTTTATTTTGGACTGAATGCCTGCCAGTTCTTTTTCTAGTTCAGTATATACAGCATCATCGCATTTGCTATAATCCCACTTCGTCCCCGCCTCTTTGACCTGAAATTCTGAATTATACATTTCAAACTTCTTACCGTTCTTTTCGGCCTGTTCAAGTAATAGGGCTCGGTACTCTGGGTTGTCTTTTAGCATATCAAGTAAGTGTTCTGTACTTTTCACCTGCATATGTACTTTCAAAGGGTCAATATTTCCCTCTTTAATTTCCTGCACCATGCGTAGTGCGAATGTTTCGCGTTCACTTTTTGTGGTTTCGAATAGTGCGAGTGTGTTTGTTACTGATAGTTCCATTATGCGGGAATTGATAAAAGGTTAACAATTTCTTGCTCTGTTGATTCCGACAGGGTGAATTTCTCTTTTAGTTGTTCCATAGTGCGACCATCTCGCAAAGCCTGAATGATACCGTTCCATTTAGGGTGTTCGTTTGTTAGTAGTTCTTTAATTGGCTTTGGTGTTTCTTCGCCCTGTTCACACCACTCTAGCAACATCTTTCCAGTTTCAGCACTTGGGATAAATGGCGGCTGCCCGTCGAATAGCCCTGTACGATCTTTTGATGAAGTGGCATTGTGCTTTATATCCAATTCCAAGTTTGCCGTTACCTCATATTCCCAGCCCTCGCGGGTTACTTCTTTCATGCCTAGCTTTTCAACATTCGCTTTGCCTGTGCTGTCTTTGGTCATTTCATACTCCTGCTTCCGGCGTACCGTAGTAATGATGTGGCATTTACTTTCCAGTATAGTGTTGATAAACGCGGTATGACGCGGGTTAACCTTGCCCCAATTGGTGAAGCTATTGCCCTGCATGTTTCCATGTATCTCCAGTATGCCACCTTTGCCGTCCCATTCGTGCGTAATACTGTCAATGATGATTACATCCATGCCAGCCGTTTCACACGCTTTAATTGCCTCTATATAGCGTTCCGGGGTGAATGGCGCAGCTAGGGTTATTACATTGTACTCGCCTAAATGGCTGTACAGGTCGCCGCTGCCGTTTTCGGTGTCTATAAGAGCTATTTTATCCCATGTAGTCATGCCGCTTGCTATTAGCAAAGCTGACATGGTCTTACCTGCGCCCGACACTGCTGACAGGCCGAGGCGTAATTTTGCTTTTTTTCTGGTTGCTTTTCTTAGTTGCATGTTGTTAATATTATGATGTTATTATTATTCGCCAGAGCCAGAGCCATCGCCATAGCCATAGCCAGAGCCAGAGCCAGAGCCAGAGCCATAGCCAGAGCCAGAGCCAGAGCCAGAGCCCCTAATCCTCCTTATCTGTTCAATGAAGATTACTTTTTCCATACGGGTTGATTTAAAAGATTTTCAGCAGCTTTAGAGGTAATTGTAATTATCTCAATCGCGTCCGTAATAACTTTTTCGGGGCAAATAACGGTCACCTTAGACGATGATGCATCAATGCCATCTACTGCTATTTGTGAGCATTCAGTCGCCTTATTCCAAGACCATATCCGGCGGCTATTTATTAGCGTAACCATACACCCATCTTGTTTTGCAAGGTATCCATACTGAACCCCGCTACCGTACCCGCGTATCAGAACTAAAGGCATACCGTCAATTACTGGTGCATTAGTTTGAACTGACGATTTAAGTACATACTTTTCACCGTTAATTTCAAGTTCGTTGATTTGTTGTTTCATTTTTTTTAGTTGGTTAAAGTGTAGAAAAAATACATTATTGCATAATAGAACATAGTAAGACCGAGGAATGTGAGCGCGATGTAGATGATAATGATTTTAATTGCTGTTATCATATGTGAGTAATGAACGTAAGTAATCAATGTGTTTAATGTATTGAAGAATCTCTGTCAGCTTCACGTATTCCCGTTCGCCTTGGTCGTTAATCAGAGTGTAGTACGAGTTGCCTAGTAATTTAATCTGCCTATCGCCTATGCCATTTACCCGCCTGCATTCACCCTCTTTGTTGAATCGGTAGTTATTAAGTCCCGGTAGTTTGTAACTATACATCATTCGGCGTGTTGCAGTTTGGGCAGTGCATGTTGAAAGTTTAGGGGTTAGTAAATTCAGATACTACATCACGGTTGGGGTAGTTATCCCTATACCACTCCACCCCCTTATTGCTGATGAAGTTGCTTTCGTCGGGCATACACAAGCCTTCTGATTTAAGCCAATAACCACCAACCACCCCACAATAGAATTTGTAATCTGGAACGATGTCTTTGAAGCTATCTATTGCCGCCTTCGTGTCCCTTATGATATCATCGAGCGTATATGAATGACCTTCGTTCCAAATGTGTTGATAGTCGCAGCCAATTTTAACAGTTCGGTTTTCTTTCGGGGTGTCTACGTTGCCCTCTTTTGAGTAGTAGGTACAGCCGCCCTGAAACTCGATATCATTTATCAGCTTGCAGTTGTAGTAGTCATAAGTTGCATGTTTCAGCAGGTCATTCGGCTTAGGTTCCAGCCATAAGGTTTCAGCCAGTTCCGAATTTGGTATTCTGCCCAACCCTATGTACAGGTAGAAGTTCCAGCAATCCTTATTGCCGTAGATGTACCCCTCAATCTGCCAATTGATAATCTCGAATGATACACCCCTATAGGTGCCATTGTAGACTACTCGTTTACTTAATTCCGTACTCATAAAATATTGTTTAAGAATGTTTATTAATTCAAACTCATTTGCGGTTCAATTGCCTCTTGTGAATAAGGGACAGGGCGAAACTGAAAGCCCACTTCATTATCTCTGCGAAGCCTAGTAACCCGGCGGCTATTATGAATGCGTATCCTATGTTTTGTATTTCCATTGTCTATTTGAGTTAAATAAGCTACCATGCAACACATCCTATGGATTAAGTAAATGCCGATTAGTAGGGTCATGGCTATTTAGGTTTTGTGAGTTGTGAACTATTCCTGCGTTTTAGTTGCGTGCCAAATCCTATCGTTTTCAATAAAATCCAAGCAAGCCATGTATGTAGCATTCAGCAAGGTTTCTTCAGAATGAAGTACGCAACGATTAAACCTTACCATATATAGACCTTGTTCGTCTTTCATGCCGAATGTTCTAAGGAATGCTGTTCCGTCAGGCTCATCATCGTATTTGTAGTCTATTATCTTCTCCACTACAGGCATTAAGTATTCCCACGATTTATGGTAGTAAAGCCGAACCTTATTCCAATCATCAACATTCTTTGGTTTTAGAAACTTTGTTGTAGTCCTCCCCGTGAACCCGATTGGCGTATTGTATGGAACATCCAGCCCCATAAACTCCGCGATCATTTTATTGCTTTCTGTGTAGTTCATCATGTTATTTGTTTAGGAGGTGAGGGTGTTGGTGAATGTTGCCGATTACTTCAATTTGATACCTGAAATAGATTTCATCGCTCACAAACTTGTCCTCAATGTTTTTGTATGCTAATTGATACGCCCCAATGTGTTCATTGTAGACGATTTTAGCAGGGAATTTTAAGTCTGAGGGCTTGCCGTGGTACATGAATGCAGCGGTTACAATATCACCTTCATACACCTCTTTGCCGTCCTTATCGTGGAGGCCAGTGAATTGCATGAGAACTAATTCAGGTACAGGCGGCTTTAGCGATGTAAATACATCCAAGTCATATGAACTTGGCGTTATAACCGTCCCGTTAATCATTATCGCAATATCCCTTGCGCCACTACCAGCCCCTATATACGGGAATTCAGGCGTGTACATTTCAGACAATTGAGCATCCCATGCTCTGAACTTTATAACTCTGTTGTTCATACTATTCTTTTTGTGGTTAGGAGGGGAGGTTAGATGATAGCTACCATATAGTCTGCATGTTTTTCACATTCCTTTAGCGAATTGATTAGGTCTTGTACGGCCACCATCTGCCTATCGCTCAAGCTGTATCGGTCTCGTATCGCTTCCATGTTCGCGATGCCTTCTTCTATCTGAACGGACAAACGGAAGACCGAATTGAATGCTGTTGTGTGTTCCATTACGCCCTCCTGCTTCTTAATGCGTGAATAAATTGTGTCATAATTTATGCGGTTACGGATTGAAAATAAAGGTGTGCGTAATGGGATATTTTAGATTTCAGCAGGATAATATCGGTATCAAGATCGCTATTCATTTCATGCCTTACATAGTCCTCAATATCCAGCATGGCGATATCCTTTTGCAGCCCCGGTTCGCTTTCAATGTAGTCATTAATATGGCTTACCTGCGCTTCGCCGTAATCCTTCCAGTACTCATCCAGAGTTATCACATGATTGGTTTCCCTATGCCCCGTAACTGGCTCGTAATGATCCATCGTGTATTGATATTCGCCCGTACCCTCAGTTATATAATCCTCAAACTTCACTCGGTCAACAGTCAGCTCAATATCGTTGTGCAGTAGCAGCGCTATTGAAGTGGTGGTTAGTTCTTTTATTTTAGTTGCTTTCATAACTTTGTCTTTGAAAGTGTTTTTAATGGGCTATCGTTGCTGCGGTAGCCTGTTTTTATTTAGCGTATTTGGAGTGTGGATTTTGGCGGCCTAGCTTGCGGAGCTTGCGTTGGTTCATACGAGAATTTGACTTCTTTGCGCCCCTCAATACAGGCAAATCATACATCGTCATTCCGCGATGCTCATTAAGTATGTAGGCTAAGTCAGCCGTAGACATGTCATAACTCATTTCGTTTCTTTTTTAGTTGTTATTAATTGCCCCTGTTAGGAAGGGGGTTATTGTTTTTATGAGCACAGCGATTTAGTGTTCCTGATGTTTATTCGGGAGCAGAAAACGATGTCCCCATCACTTGATTTCAGAATGCAGTTGTTTTGCGGAATTAATGATTCGGTATCGCTCGGTTCAGTAGGGCATGGTACAGTAGGGCATGGTACATTTATAGCCAAAACAGTTAATTCTTGCCCTTTGAATGTCATTGCCTCATAGCAATGCTTCATTTCAAATTCATTAACCTTTATGGTCATGCAGTAGCTACCATCGCAAATTGTCACTATGGAGCCTACTTTAATTGGAGCGTCTAGTACGTGTGAGTGCATAGAATCGTTTTTTTAGTTTATGTTAGGAGGCTTTTAAATATTATCAGCAAGTAATTTAGCTGCGATGTACTTTGTTAGTGATCCGAAACGCTTTTCTATGCGTTTGAGTTTTACTTGGTCGATACTTACGGTCTTGCTAATCTTTAGTGACCCAATCTTTGGCGGCCTGCCTATCTGCTTTGTCTTTGTCATAATACTAGTTTTAATAAGAGCTAAAAACGGTCAACTCCATAATGTTTATCTCCTCACCATCCGCATCCGTTAGGCAGGCAACGTAAAACTTGTTACCTTTTTTATTTTCCTTTATCTCTGCACACAGCACGCTCTTATTGAACGGCTTGGGCTTATATTCATTATACGGATGCAACTCCTTTATGTTAAACTTTTGAGACAGGTAATCAAACAAGGCAGTCGTATTACTCAAACCCGTTGTCATCAACCCGTCATTCTCCGTTTGTATTATGTATACTCGTTTCATTTTAGCGTATATTAATGCCTTGAAGTACCTGTGTTTCTTTCCGCGATACATAGACTGATTAAACGTAGCGCCCGACTTGCCATATTCATTGTAGAAACAAATAGCATTTCCCAACTGGTCTTCGCCCCACTGAATATATCCGATTGTATTATTCATTTGTCGGACTGTCTTATTTAGTGCGCTCTCGAACCGCTTTTAGATCAGGCGTTATTCCTTTTGATTTTAAAACCTCTATTAGCCTTGATTTAAATTCTGATTTTTTCATTGTTTGTTTCTTTGATGATGTAAAGATACTCACGTTATTTAAATAACCAAATTAATTATTGAAAATTTGCACAAAAAATAGCCAAACCCGCTACAGGCTTGGCTATAAATTTCTGTGCACCTCGGCTAAAAACTACTATTCCTCGCTAACCACCCCTTCAGGAACTTAGCTTGGCTAGGATTATTAGCAACGATAGCCCGATAAAAGGCTTCACGTTGTTTCTTCAGTGTAGCTAAGTCAGTTTGATTAATGGCCTGTATGGTCTTCGGTCCTACAATGCCATCATCTTGCACACCAACAGCACGTTGTATCATCTTAATGCCACTACGACCACTGTTGACGTAAACATCGAATACGAAACCCGCTATGGCGTCGTTACACACTTCATCGAGGCGTATGGTGTCCCAATAGTGGGTTTTGTAGAATGATGCTACTTCGTCTTCTAGTTCGGGGATGATCTCGTTGTGTTTGCGTTTCTTTTGGTCTACTATGCGCCAGCCCGGCCAATTGGGGTGATACTTACGCGCAATACCCCTGTAAGTTTCGCCGCCGCCATCGCCTGCTACATTGGCATATCCACCCTCATAGCTAAGGGTCTTCTTAAGCGCCTTAATAAAGTTTGCCATTACAGGAATAGTTTTTTAGCAATGTACAATACCCATGCCGCGCCTAATCCTATTGCTATCCACATCCATATATTGCGCGACTGCTTGTCCTTGCCATGCGTAACTGTCAGATCGTTATATTTGCGCGTTATAGCATTGATAGCGGCTGTATTAACCTGCCTTTCGAACTTTGTTACTACCATTGTGTCAACCCTAACCTTGCTACCAAATGGAACCTTAACATACCTTACGAATGTCTTTACCGCGCTATCGCAATCCACCGTCACCGTATCGGTAACTATCATAGTTTCACCCTGTATAAATGTCTCCTTTTCCCAAATGCTGTCAATTGGCGGGTATCGTTTGCCGCATTCCTCTGCTAATATTATCGGTTGTTTGTGTGATATATTTGCTATTTGCCGGGTTGCTTTGTTTGCAGTCATGCAGCTGGATAGCAGAAGTAATATTACTAGGTATCTCATTTACGTTTAAGGATTATGTTATAGAAAGTATTGAATATAAGTATGTAAATAAGGCCTAGCCCGGTGAATTCAATATACCACGGCCAATGTGTTTCTATTGCCATTGTCGCCAATGCGATAACTCCGAATAGCAACAGGGATTTAGCCAGATGCCATGCATCTACCCAATAACCCAATATGCGCTTAGTTGGTTTGGATGCGCTTATCCTAGCATCCCAGAATTGCGGGTTTTTGTCCTTAAATATCGATACGCCGTAATGGTGTGCCATCGTGTCCATTGCCGCCCACAGTATCGCTATACCTATTATTATCGCTACCGTTAACATCTTGTAAATATACAAAAAAGCCGCTATTTTACATAGCGGCTGTGAGGGATGTATGGAGAGAAAAGAAAGAGGCAAAAGATGGCAGCGACCTAGAATCATGTCCAACGCACAGGCCGACCTAATCATCTGTCCACTGCCAAGGATTGTAAATATACTACTTTTTAAATTTATCCGCCCAATAGTTAGCAAATTCAGATGCAATCATTTTGTAATCAACCGATACCAGTGCAATCACTATCTTTTCGCTCAATAGCGTAGCGATGGGCACTATGTACGCGGCTTTGTCCGGGAAGTTATTCATGCATATCACTGAGGCAATAAAGCCACAAAATAAGGCTATGCCTATTGATGCGAACACCTGCACCCATGTAAGTTTCTTTCCCATAATAAGATCGTGCGAAAACTAG